CTAGTGCGCTTTAAGGCGCGCCTCCTCAGCGGCGGAAAGAAAGAGTCTGCGTGCTTCCTCGCAGGTACGGCGCCCGTCGATCGCGGCGCGGCACGCGCTGCGCGCGGCGACATAATAGGGGCCGCGATAAGGCCAATGGTCCGCGAGGCACCGGAGCGCATCGGACGGTCCCTTGACCATGCGCACGTCACCCCCGGTCATTCCAAGCTCGATGGGATTGCTCCACAAGACCTGCATGCTTCTCCTCCTGGATTGCAGCGACGCGGCAATCGTGCCCCGCGTCGTGGGTATGTTCGGTTCCTATCGGGCGACAAGCGACGGACACCGGCTTCGACTGCCGCTTTCCCGCTCCCGGGATCATGTACAAGAACGCTGCCGGGTCAGCCCCGGTTCCCTGCCGCGAAAGGCCGGAGACCGAGCCAAGCGCTTCAATGTAGCTCAGGGATTCCGGTTTGTCCGCAATTTTGCTGAAACACAATTTTGCTTCTGTCCGCCGCCGCTGCGGCCGACCGGATATCTTCGCCGGAAGGGGCGCTAGCTCATCGCCGAACAAGCCCTTATCTGGAGTTGTCCTTTCCTTCGCCACCCGCATTGCGCTGCATCCCCTTAAATGGCGGGGTTTCAAGCACTTGGCCCCCATTCTATACCTTTTCTGCTGTTGGAGGGCTGGAATGGTGACGGTTGCAGAGATCCGTTTGACTTGGTTGCCGCTGCAGAATGGGACTTTCTGCGCGATGCTTGGCATACATGAAGTCGCCTTTGTCATGAAACGGCAGGCCATGAGCGATTGGGCCTGGCGTATCTCCCATTGCAACGGTACCGGTGAAACAGGCTTCCGCTACGCGCCGACGCTCGAGGGCGCCAAAGCGGAAGTTCTTGCCGGCATTCAGGAGTGGTTCCGTCAGGCGGGGTTTCAATGAGCTTCAACCGCCTCTGCCTGTGGCAGTAGAGCGGGATGAGGAGAAAAGTGTGCGGTTTTCCGTCCGCATCCCGCCCTAACTTCCTAGAGTCGATCACGTTCATGATGTCAGGTCGACCCGACCTGAAATCATCGTGATTCAGCGACTATTGGTGCTGTGTCAGTCGCTCGAAGTTGAAGCCGGGGTTTCTCCACCGCCTGAGCCGGTATCCTGGCCGCCGCCGGAGCCGCTGTCCTGACCGCCGCCGGAGCCTTCGCCACCGCCGGAGCCGCTATCCTGGCCGCCGCCGGAGCCAGTGTCCTGACCGCCGCCGGAGCCTTCGCCGCCGCCGGAGCCGCTATCCTGGCCACCACCGGAGCCGGTGTCCTGACCGCCGCCAGAGCCGGTATCCTGACCGCCACCAGAGCCGGTATCCTGGCCGCCGCCGGAGCCTTCGCCGCCGCCGGAGCCGCTATCCTGACCGCCGCTGGAACCGGTATCCTGGCCGCCACCTGAGCCAGTCTCCTGACTTCCGCCTGGCGCGCTGCCGGCGTCGGCAACGACAAGGACGTCACCATGAGGACCGGCGAGCGCTGTACTCTGACGCAGGCCGTCATCGAACGACGCTAGTGAGGCAAATGGCGTGGCAACGACATAGGCGAGACCAAGCAATGAGCCGATGATAGTTTTTCCTGTTCTACGCATTGTCCTGCTTCCTTCCCTAAAGTTTAGGACATGTTTCGAACCTCAGCCTCCAGCGCGGCGCAGGATGGCACAGAAAGTGCTGGCTTACGCAAGAATATTATAACTGACTGATCTGCAACAGAATATCCAGTTGCAGGCGCCGAGAGCTGCCCGATTTTGGCCACAAGATACAATCGACAGTATTAATTGCGAAGGAACAATACATCCAATAATCTGGTTCTGATCTGTTTCTTCTATCGGTTATATTAACGATCTCTCTTTCACTCGACGATTGTGCACGTGATTTGCTACAAGCCTCGGACCGCTGCCGCATGTAGCAATGGCAACGCAAAACGGGTTAAAAGGGATCAAACGAGAGCTGACGAGACATGATGGAATCGGTGCAAACTGACGGGAAGAGGGGAGAAAACAGGTACTTCAAGGCGCCTGTCTTTGCCGTGGCGCCTATGATCGATTGGACTGAAACAGCAATTAAATGAAGCAAAAGCAACGGTGTTTTTAGTTTTGTAGCAAAATTGTAGCACGCCGATCGCGCTCTGGCAGCTTAGCTGGACATAAACGCCCGCTTTCTGCGCGCAAAGTCGCAGCTCGGATGCCCCGCCGTGAGGGTGGTGAGCGGAATTTCGGAGCAACGGAGCGGGATGAGGAGAAAAGTGTGCCGTTTTCTGCCCGCATCCCGCTCTAACTTCGTAGAGTCGATCACGTTCATGATATTAGGTCGACCCGACCGGAATCATCGTGATCCAACGGCTATTGGTGCTGTGTCAGTCGCTTGAAGTGGAGGCCGGGGCTTCGCTGCCACCTGAGCCGGTATCCTGACCGCCACCAGAGCCGCTGTCCTGGCCACCACCGGAGCCTTCGCCACCACCGGAGCCTTCGCCACCGCCGGAGCCGCTATCCTGGCCGCCTCCGGAGCCACTATCCTGGCCTCCGCCTGGCACGCTGCCGGCGTCGGCAACGACAAGGATATTACCCTGAGGACCGGCGAGCGCTGTACTCTGACGCAGGCCGTCATCGAACGACGCGAGTGAGGCAAATGGCGTGGCAACGACATAGGCGAGACCAAGCAATGAGCCGATGATAGTTTTTCCTGTTCTACGCATTGTCCTGCTTCCTTCCCTAAAGTTTAGGACATGTTTCGAACCTCAGCCTCCAGCGCGGCGCAGGATGGCACAGAAAGTGCTGGCTTACGCAAGAATATTATAACTGACTGATCTGCAACAGAATATCCAGTTGCAGGCGCCGAGAGCTGCCTGAATTTTGCCACAAGATACAATCGACAGTATTAGTTGCGAATGAACAATACATCCGAACATATGCTTCGGATCTGTTTCTTCTATCGGTTATATTAACGATCACTCTTTCACTCGGAGATTGAGCGCATTATTTGCTACAAAGCTTCGGATCGCGCTAGCACGGCGAAACGGCTTGAAGGCGATCAAACGAGAGTCGACAGAAAGGATCGAATTGTGAGAACAGACGGGAAGAGGGGAGAAAGCGGGTACGCGAGCACATTATATTTCACCGGTGCAGCTGACGGAACTCCCTTAGTGCCGCCTCGCGCCGCAGATCCAGATAATCGGCCAGATCCTGCAAATAGACGCCTTTCTGGCACTTCTGGGACGTTTCCGCTCGCACCACCGGCAGGGCGATTTCACCCGTCCCGACCTTCCGGAGAAACTTGTCAGGCGTGAGGTGATTGAAATAGTCGCGGCAGACGTCCTCGACAGGTATGATCGCCTTGCCGCCGTATTGGGCGAAGAGCAGGAAGGATGTCGAAAAGACCTGGGTGGTAATTGGGTCCGGGGTTCTCATCTCTAGGCTTCCTCACACATGAATGCTGGTCCGCCGTTGTGGCCGATCATGGCGCGCTTCGCCTGTTCCCGGCGCTTGGCGTTTTCCTTGCGGGTGACCATCTCGACGTGGTCCTTTTCCGGACGTACGCAAAGGCGATTGCGGCAGGCATGGTCGAGTTCTTTCTTCCCGGGGATATAGCCATGCTCGTTGGTCCACATGGCGATGTGAACGGCGACTGTCTGGCCGTCGAGAGACATGCGCGGATATCCCTTTCCGCGACCGTTCTTGCCTGAATCAGGGCCGGTCCACTCCCAGCAGCCTGTTACTGCATCGATGTGGACCCGAGACATGATCTTCGCGCGGATGCGATCACGACGGCTGCTCATCCTCGGCGCCTCCAGGCATCAAAGGCGTTGCGCAGATCCTGCCAGCGGGCAGCTGCGGCGGCGTCGTCGTTCAGCTCGCTGCGCGAGCGGATGTTCAATACCGAGCGGACCTTCGTCGCAGCGCGATCGTCGGTGAGGGGCTTCGCCAGGCCGTGGCACTCCTCGAGGAATTTCTTGAAGGCCGGCTCGGCGCATTTCATCGCGCATTCGGCGGCGTAGTCTTTCGGCTTCTGCTGGTGCTGCGGAGGCGGTGCATGGCGGCGCAGCTCGGCGACGAGGGTGCGATATCGGCCGGCGAGGGCATTATAGGCTCCGAGCAGCCAAACCAGATCATAGGGCGCGTTCAGCACCATCTCGCTGTCGCCGATCGGCGCATCGGCGGAGATCGTTGCAATGAGGAAAGTGCCTTCGCTGCTTGCCGTAGTCAGGCAGATCCGGGCGCCGTCCGACTCAACGCCCCAGTCCGGGGTCGCGAGCGCGACCCGGTTTCGGATGGCGTCCATGCGTTTCTGCTGTGTGGATGGCTCTGGAGTCATCGGCGTGCCGCTCGATTAACGTGATGCCCGGCCGCAGGTGTTCCCTGCAAATACTGTGGATGCGCTAGTACACCGGAAGCGCTTCGAAAGCGGCAGTGATAGGTTTCGGAAACGCAACGAAGGAGTCCAATGTGCAGGGGGAAGTCAACAGCAAACCAGTACCTGAGGCTCCAACCGATAACGATCGGACCTGGTTCACGGCCGCCATCGTGACGTTCACGTTCGCTGTCATCGCGTTTGTATTCGCGGCGTTTTGGATTTTCGCGCGCGAGGGACCAGATGCCGTGCATCGGGCTCAGAGCTTCCAACCGTTCGGCGTAGCTATCGCCGCGATCGTTACTTTTTTTACCGTCGTATGGCGGGGGGTGCTTTCGACAAAGCAACTGAACCTTCAGGCTGCTCAACTGCAACAGCAGATCGATCAATTGTCTCAGGTCATCAGGCAAAATGATGCAAAGGAGAACGAAACGTTGGTCAAGCTGTTGCAAGATGGTGCAAAGTTCATCACAGAGGACGGCAAAAAACCGCAGGTGATGGCTGGTATCGCGTCGCTCGATGCTTTGATCTCGAATGATCCGAAGCGGCAGTTTTCGAACCAAGCGATGGACATCCTTGCTGCCTACTATTTGGAGAATTATCAAGACGAAAACGATACAGTCAGAAGCGCTCGCCGCGCGCTCAATCGAGCTGCTGATGCAGGTGTGGTGTCGACAATCCACGCTGCGTTCACAACCGACGTGGATGAAAGATATGATTGGCCAATTGTGCGCGGGTTTGCCTCGCAGACGTACACAGGAGGCGACATTACGAAGACCTTCTTGGCGGCGATCGGTTCCGAGGGCCGAAAGTTCACTGAAGTCGATTTCAGGTTCTGTGTAATCAGTCTGAAAAACTACACAAACTGCCGTTTTCGGGGTTGTGAGATCAAATCGTTCGATCCAGATGATATCGCGACCAATAGCTTTACGAACTGTGATTTCTCCGGGTGCGACTTCGATTCTATAGTTTCCTTCGATGATCTGCGTGAGCAAGATTTGCGACCGGGAAAGAATTTCTACTACTCTGACACTCCTCCAACTTATGAAGGGGAAATCGCGTGGGCAGATATCTTGATCGAGAAGCCCGCAACTGACCGCAAAGGTGGCGCCGCAATCTAAACGTGCCGTGATCATGGCCCACCGGGAGGGGGCCTTTGTTTCGTTGAAGCGGGCGCTTTCGAAGCTGTCCACGGTCGCGCCCTCAGACTTTCGCTTCGGACACATACTGCCATTCCTTGCGGAAGGCCGTGGTTCCGGCCAGTGCAGCGGACATGAGAAATGCGATCGAGAGCGCGAGAATGGCGCAGGCGACAAAGAAGCGATTGGGGCTGGCTTCGAGCCGCGCCTTTTTATGCCCAATGAAATGCTCAGTCATGGCCAGAAGCTCCAGAGCAGGATCAGGTGAAGGGAAGAGTGGAAGCGAGACGGGCGAGCGCGCCACGCGTGAACCAACAAGGGCGAGGCCCACGGCGACGCGCCACTGCCGGTCACTTCACCGGAGCGGCAAGGTCCGCGCCGGCCCCGTTGCTGTTGTCGAGAGTGACAAGTGCGATGATGGGGTCGACGACGAGCCGTTGCTCATCGAACCACTTGGGCTCCTTGTCGGGATTGCGGGGCGACACAAGATATTGGTCGCAGCCCGTTATGTACTCGGCATGCCCGGTCACAACGCCTTCAAACTTCGTGATGCGGTCCTTCGCAAAGGATCCAAGCTTAATCATTTGAGCATCTCCGGTAATTGGAAAACGGCGAGCGCGCCGCGCGTGGACACAGGGGCAGGGGTCCACGGCGACGCGCCCTCTTCGTCATGGCGCTACGCCGCGCTGGCCATGACCGTGGCGAGTTCGGTGGCCTTCGGGCCAAAGATGTTGATCTGGCGCTCGGTGAAGCCCTTCAGAAGCAAATCATCCTTGGTGCAGCCATCGCCGACCGAGCGCATCGCCTCGGCCATGCGGTTGATGGTGTTTCTGGTGTGAATTCCGCCGTTCGGTTGCATCGTTCGTCTCCGGGTTCGAGGAAGAGCTCTCCCGGCGTCGCAGAACCGTTCTGGCCCCTCCGTCCGCCGAGGGACGAATGGGATATTGCCAAATAGGCAAATTCAGTCAAGCGTCATTTTGCCTATTTGGCAATTTTAATTTGCTGACGTACTCCCCGCCGGTGCGAAAGTTTTTCCGCAAAGCAGAGTTGTGGTAAGCGAAAGGATCCACACTTGGTTTCGGGAGATTTGTCGTGCTCGCGACATTGGCTATCATCGTCCTGGCTGCATCAGGTCCTTCGCCGACCTGCATCGCGGCGGCACATCGATTCACGAGTTTTCTCATCGAGGAGGCAAAAGGGACCAGGCATGAGGCCCAGATAGGGGCTTCAACGGAAGCGGCTGGCGGCCTCGACAAGAAGGTTCAGGAAATAGCGGCTTCGATGTCTGAAGATCGCTGCGCTTTCATAATTGCGGCTCCGGATAGCACGGTAAGAGCGCTGGCAATTGCCGCGCTACCGGAGCGGAACGGCAAATGAAACTCGGGTTTGCCTTAGTTTTGGCGAGTGTCGGAATAGCAGATCCGGCTTCGATCACCGGGAGGGCGTCGATCGTTGATGGGGACACGATAGAGATACAAGGGCGCCGCGTAAGGCTTAATGGTGTCGATGCTCCCGAGACACGCCAGCTTTGCCGAGACGAGAAGGGCGCGACCTATCGCTGCGGGAAGATTTCTGCGGATGCTCTGGATACCTTTCTAGCTTCCTCGCGCCCGACGACTTGCCGAATACTAGGGCATGACCGCTATCGTCGCTTGGTAGGCTCGTGTACTCGCGCGGACGGTGCAGAAGTTGCCGCTTGGATGGTGCGCAACGGCCATGCACTTGACTGGCCTCAATATTCCGGCGGAGCCTATGCGGCAGAGGAAGCGGCAGCAAAGAAGAACCGTATTGGTGTATGGCGAGGCGTGTTTGACCCGCCTTGGCAATGGCGAAAGCGAAGTCACCGCTAGCCCGAAGCGGTCATTTTCTGCACCATACGCTGTCGAGCTGCAGGCGTGAGCTTTTTCCACTGGCCGCTTCGAATCACTGATTGGATGGCGGCAACCCACACCAGGCGCACACCTCGTATCGGCGGTGCATTGTGACTTTCTAGGTCGAAGGTCCCTCGTTCTGAACCCTGCAGCACGCGCTTTAAGTAGCGCTGTCCAGTGGCAGTCTTGACGGCCGCTTCCCAGCCCATGACCTCCTCCACCACTACGCCTTGGCGCCAGCAAATAATGATGTCGCCATCGTCGTAGCGAGGCCACATCGACTCGCCAGTCACCTCGAAAGCAATAGCGTCGTGGGGCAGGGGGAAGGGCGTTTCGATTTCGTAGAGCCCCTCAGGCGGGATCTGCTCTTCCTCAGGCAAAATTTCGGCTCCTGCTCCGATCCGGCCCATAACTCCAATTACATTGGGGGCCTTCTCGGGCGCTTTTGCGAGAATGTCCTGCGCCGCCACATCGAAGGCGTGGGCGAACAAATTCAGATTCTTGACCGAAAGGTTCCGCTCGCCGTTTTCGAGCCGCGACACATAGGAGACAGAGAGGCCGGTTCTCTCTGCCAGATCTTCGATCGTCATGCTGCGTTCGTTGCGGAGTTCGTTTATGCGGTTGGGATAGTTTTTGTCCATATGGCAAATTTCCAAAGTTAGACAAAGAACTCCATAGCCAGATAGGCAAATAGCACTTGACTGGCTTTTGCCTATTTGGCAATTTCCGCGGCCATGGATGCTTTGTCAAATTATCTAAACGAGACGGGTGAGCGGCTATCGGCCTTTGCGGTGCGTATCGGCCGTTCTCCGAGCACACTTTCTCGCGCGCTGTCTGGCCAGCGGGATCCGAGTGTCGATCTTGCGCGAGACGTCGAGAATGGAACCGGCGGTCGTGTCACAAAGCTCCAATTCCTCGAATTGTGCCTTTCGGCGCAGGACCCAGTCGGTGTGTCGCGTCCTGTGATGCAGGAGGCGGCCGAATGATGTTCCCCCAGCAAGGCACCGGTCTCCTCCTCCCTTCGGTCGACCTTGCCACCTGGCAGGGACGCGACCAGCGTCGGCGCGTCCCTGCCTCTGTTTTTCCATCTGCCTATCCATGCGGCCCTCCTGATCTTATGGGCTGACACTACGCCGCCGGCGCGCGGCCCTCACGGAATCCTACCGATTGATTTTTTCCTTGACCCAAACTTAGGGGTGTTTTCGTGCGTGCAATTTCTGAAGAACATGCATCCATCATCAAGGCAGCCACGGCGGCGGCTTACGAGGCGCTCGGCGGGGTTAGCCGGACTGCGGAAGCGCTTGGTGTGGCATCGTCGACGCTCACAAAGTACGCCTCGCCAGGCGCGGAATGGCGGGACAGCTTCATCCGCCTGGATCTCGCCGCTGAACTCGACCGGCGATGCGAACATCCGTTCCTGCTCACCGCCTTGTCGCAGATCGTGAATGACGAGCGCGTTTCCAGCTTCGGCGCGGTCACCGCCAGCGCGGTCCTGCGGCTCGACGGAGTCCTCGACGACGTCGTGCGAACTGTCGCGCAGGCGATCGAGGATGGCCGCATCGACGCGGCGGAGCGCCAGGCCATCCGCAACCGCATCGTGGCGGCGAAGCAGGATCTTGCGCGCCTGGAAGCGATGATGATCGACGGGGCCGCGTGATGGATGGCGCACCCAAGAACGCGACCAAGACAGTGACGGCGATCTGCGCGCTGCTGCCCGACGACCCGGAAACGGCCGTGAGCGTCGTGACTGTCGCCTGTGCCGCAGCGGCGATCACGGCCGGTCTGGATGACGAGGCGACCGTCGACGGTCTGCGGGCGGCACTCGTGTCCATGCGCGGAAACCGCTACGTCGATGCCGCCCGCAAGGGAGTGCACTGATGCAAGGTGCGGCCCTCTCCTCGACGTGTTGGACAGCCGGCGGCCCGGTCGGACCACGTTGCCTCGCTTTCCTGCGGCGGGTGCGCGCTAGCGGCGCCACCCACAAACTCGTCCGCAATGCCGATCGAGAGGCGCTCGACAGGGCGCTCGCCGCTGGTTTCGTAGCGTGGGTCGGTTGCAGCCGCGACGACGTGCGGCTGACGGTGAGGGGCGCGGAATATCTCGACCGGCTGGCGAGGGTGGAATGACGACGCTTTCCCGCCAGGTCCTCGTCGAACGTGTGCTGACGCTCTGGCTTCGGGAAAACCGCGACACGCACTCGATCGCCTCTGAGCTCGGCATCGACGAGGACGAGGTCTGCAAGATCATCGAACAATCGGAAGGAAGAAGGCCGTGAGAGCAATTGAGGCATTGCAGTTTCCTGACGTGAAGCCAGCTGAGATCACATCGGCGCCGCCGGAGGTCCGGATGGTCTCTCCGTCCGAGCTTTGGGTGGACGAGTCCTATCAGCGCGGGCTTTCAGATCGTTCCATGCGGCTGATCCGCAAGATCATCGGCGAATGGGACTGGACGGCATTCAAGCCGCCGGTCGTCGTCGAGGTCGATGGAAAGCTGCAGGTGATCGACGGCCAGCATACGGCGCTCGGCGCACTAACGCATGGCGGCATCGAGCAGCTGCCGGTGCTCGTCGTAAAGGCGGACCGGCAGGAGCTGCGCGCAAATGCTTTCGTGCGCCATAACCGCGACCGCATCCAGGTCACTCCGACACAGCTGCACACTGCGATGGTGGCGGCAGGCGACGAGGATGCGCTGACGATCGCGCAGGTCTGCGAGCGTGCCGGCGCTACGATCTTGAAGAATCCGCCGCCGTTTTCGCGATTTAAGCCGGGTGAGACGATGGCGATCAGCACGATTTCCGCAGTCGTCAGCCGCCGTCACGCGGTCGGCGCACGCAAGGTGCTGGAAGTGTGCGTGAAAGGCGGCGCTGCCCCGGTCTCGGCCGCGATGATCCGCGCCGTCGAGCACCTGCTCTTCGCCAAGGAATATGCCGGCGAAATCGAGCCGGAGCGGATTTCGCTGCTGATCTCGTCGCGGTTGTCGACGCTTGAGCAGGAGGCGCAGCGGTTCGCAACCGAGCGGAAGATGCCGCTTTGGCGCGCATTGGCCTCCGTCATCTACATGAACCGGCGGAAGGCGCGCTGATGGACAGGATCGTTCTCGACCTCCAGCGCGAGGTCACCATTCTCCGTGAACGGGTGCGTCAACTCGAAGAATTACTGGCGCCGACCACCGTGCCGGTCCCTATCGAATTCGGGCTCACGAGTAGCGAGGCGCGTGTGTTTGCACATCTCGCCACCCGTGACATGGCCACGAAGCAATCCGTCATGCTCGCGCTCTATAGCGACCGTGCCGACGTGGAGCCGGAGACCAAGATCGTTGATGTCTTCGTCTGCAAGATGCGGAAGAAGCTCGCCCGTTTTGGCGTCACGATCGAGACCGTTTGGGGGCAGGGTTATCGGCTGCTGAACCGGCACGAGTTCTGTGCGGGGAAGGCGGCATGAGCGGCGCGGCGCTTCCGAAGCTCGGACCGAAGGCCCGCGAAATCGTCGATGCGGTGTTGCGGGACGGCATCTATCGGGCACTGAAAGAGTCCGACACCGCTGTTTGCCGCAATCTGAACAGCCGCCAGTTCCTGGGGCGCGACAAGAAAGATGGAGCGGTCTGGTATCCGACGGCGAAGCTCTGCGAGCTTGCCGGCGTGACGCCGCCGGAAATCGGGCAGGGGGGCGAGGGCGGACCCGGCGCGCCGAATTCTCGGGTTCAACCCGAGGAGGGCGCCGATCGCCTCCCTGCGCCGGCCGAGGCGGCATCCGGACGCGCGCTGATCCGTATTCCGCTCGACAGGATTGATGTCGGCTTTCGGCTGCGCCAGGCCGACCCGGAAAAGGTCGCAGCTCTTCAGGCATCCTTCGCCGAACTTGGGCACCGCACGCCGATCAGCGTGACGCGGCGGCCGGACGGCGAGTGCTTCCTGCTCTCCGCCGGGCTCCACCGACTCGAGGCGGCGCGGGCGCTCGGCTGGGCCGATATCCTCGCCTTCATCGAAGAGGGCGACGATCTCGATGCGGAGCTATGGGAGATCGACGAAAACCTTTGCCGCGCCGAGCTGACGCCGGCGGACCGGGCGCTCTTCACCTTCCGCCGCAAGGAAATCCATCTGATGCGCCACCCGGAAACGGGGCATGGCGGCGACCGGCGATCAAATGGCCAAGTTGGCCAGTTGAAGGACGAGGCGGCGAAGAGCTTTGCCTCAGAGACGGCTGCGGCGACCGGGCAATCGGAGCGCGCGATCCGGCGTGACGCCGAGCGCGGGGAGAAAATCAGCGAACGGGCACTGCGGCAGATCCGCGGCACCCGGCACGATACCGGCGTAACTCTCGACCGGCTCAAGGGGCTCACCGAAGAGCAGCAGCTTGCCTATGTAGAGGCGCTGCGCGAGGCGGACAAGCGCGTCGCTGAAGAGGCGAAAGCCATCCGCGATGGCAAGCAGGCACTCTCGCGAAAGATCCGTGGCGCCGTGATCCGCGCCATTGCCGAGCGCGGCACGGTCTCGGCCGGCACAATGCCGCGCGCTGCCTTTCCGATCATCTATGCCGATCCGCCATGGGAGCAGGAGGCCTGGAGTGAGGAGCGGGGACAGGACAGGGGGCTTTCCTATCCGCATATGCCGCTCGAGGAGATCAAGTCGCTCTGCGCTGGCGATGCGAGCCCGGCGACGCGCGACGCGCTGCTCTTCCTGTGGGTGACGGCCAACCGGCTCGACGACGGCATCGACGTGCTGCGCGCCTGGGGGTTCGATTACGTCACCTGCCTCGTTTGGGATAAATCGCGTATCGGCATGGGCCGATGGGTGCGGGACCGGCATGAGATCCTGCTCCTCGGAAAACGCGGAAACTTCCCGGCGCCGATCCCTGGCACGCAGAGCGCGTCGGTCCATGCCGAGGTGAAGGGCGAACACTCGGCCAAGCCCGTCTATTTCGCGGAGATGATCGAGAGGCTCTACCCGGACCTCCCGAAGCTGGAGCTGTTCCAGAGGCGCGATAGCCTTGTTGCCGGCGACGTTCGGCTGAATGGCAACTGGACGTTCTGGGGCAATCAGGCGGGCGCGCCGAAAGGCGAGGAGCAATCCTCCGAGGATTCTCGGGATGGGCGCGCCTACGTGACAAAGGAAGAGCTAGCCGAGTTCAAAGCGCTGGGCGCGGTCGACGGCGGATGCATGGGCGGCGGTCCGCTGCTCGACGAGATGATCGCTCTCGGTCTGGTCTGGCCTTCTAATCCAACGCAATTGACGGTCGGCGGCGCCGCGCGCCTGCGGGAACTCGAAGATAAGGTTAAGCGGGCGTCCAATGGCGACGCTGTAAGATGCGCGAAAAGCGAGGAAGCATGATCAGCATCCTCGCCATTCGACCCTCCGTCGACGTGATGAACGCGTTCGACGCTCTGCCGAAGGATTTGCGCGAAGCGATCGCCTCGGCGCCATTTGCCTTCGATCCGGAAGAGATCGGCCAGCGCCTTGCCCGTGGCAGGTCGGCCGGCTCAGTCGTCCGTGAGATCGAGCGGGTCATCGGGGGTGCGGCGTGACGCAGCTCCTCCCCATTATCGAAGAACTCGCCGATGCGCCGGACCATGCTGCGCGGGCGCGATGGCTGCTCGAAGCGCCGCTTGCAGTGATCATTCGCGACCAGGTCACCATCCACCGGCTGCTCTCCGCGGCCGGTTTTCACGAAGGCCTAGGCTATTTCGCAGCCGAGATCGCGGCGCTTTCCGCGATGCGCGGTCGGGACGGGCTCGCGCCGAGCACGATCCGCATGACGCGGGAATACGCCCGCATTGGAATTCAGATCATTGCGCGCGGGGGCGCGGAGGAGGGGAAGCATGCTGCAGCTGGCTGACCGGAGACGGTCGCGCTCGGCGGCCGCCATGAGCGGCAAGATGGATGAGCTGCAGGCGCTGGCCGCCGTCATCCTCTGGAAATCAGGACATTTCGACACGTTCGACCTCGCCGCCGTTCTCGGCGTTGGCGAGGACGCTGTCTGCCGGACGCTGCAGGCGGCGCGGCATTTGGAAAGGGGGTTGGCGTGAGCATTGCCATCATGTCGCAGCTCTTCAAGGCGCATCTCGGCTCGACAAACCGGAAAATGCTGGCCGTGCGCCTGGCTGACTTCGCCGATGACTACGGCAAGGGCATTTGGCCGACCGTTGGCCGTCTTGCCCAGGAGACCGAGCTTTCCGCACGTTCGGTGCAGCGCATCCTCGCCGAGTTCGTCGAAGAGGGGTTGCTTGTCGTCGTCAGGAAGGGCGGCAGCAAGCCGGGAGAGGCGACCCGATATGATTTCAACATGGCTGCCCTCGCACGGTTGAAGGCTTCGAAAACCGCCCTCGACGGGTGTCATGGTGTCACCCATGACACAGTGTCACCCGTGACAGCGGCGACGCCTATGGGTGACACAGACGACGTCGACGGGTGTCACGGTGACACCCAAACCGTAATAGAACCACCAATAGAACCATCAGAGAGAGAGGGTGCGCGCGAAGGCGATTTGAAGGATCAGGACGATCCGGCGAAATTCGGCAAGCGGGTGAAGGCTCTCGAGATCGGAACGGCGAACAATCCGTGGCCGGGTGCGATCGCCTCCTCAACGGCTTGGGCTCTGCAGCAGTTTGAGAAGCTTACGGCTGAAGAGCGTCGGTTGGCTGAGGAGCGGCGCGACGCATACCTTGCCGAGTGCAAGGCGCAGAAAGTCAAGAACGTCGCCCTCGGCGTTTATTTGCGAGACAAGAAATTCCTCGCCATTTCCCCGCTCGCCGGGAAGGTACAAGCGACGAGCACAAAGATCCCGGTTGCTCCGTTCGGGCCGGTATGGGCCGGAATTCGGGTGCTGGCGCTCCTCGATGGGCCAGAACCTGTCGAGATGCCTCTCGGTGTGCGTGATCGTATCAGGCAGACATTCGAAACGCTGATGCGCACCAGCGAAGCGAGGGCACGATCCTACGTCGGCGGAAAAGGGATTTCCGTGGGGTCCGGTGGCGAATTGATCTTTCCGGATGACTTCGACCAAGCAGAGTTGCGGCGCCGCGTCGTCGAGAGCGGCTATCCGCGGGCCAATGATCTGCACGCGCAGGCAAAGAATCGCGATCGCACTGTTACCGAGGCTCGCTTCGAGGCGCTGGCAGATCTTTGTGAGCCAGTGCCTGTCGGGTCAGAGCTTTTCGAACGCTGGCGGGACTATCACGAGGCCGCCGGCTGGCCGTTCGTTCCAGATCCCGGCTCGATGCCCGTCGTCTACTTCCCGAAGGGCGGACCGGAGAGACTTCACCATTTCGATACCGCCGCAAGGGCGGCGCTGAGACAGGAGCGGAGCAATGATCATGCAGCGTAGGACACTCTCCGGAAGCCCGATCGCGCTGCAAGGACGTGAGCGGCTCTCGGACAGAATTCGGCGAATCACAGCAGCGAACTTGAAGGCAGCATCTATGAAAGTGACGGAAATGAACCCCGAAAATGCCCGTTGGTACTGCCTTCATGTGAAGAGCGGCAAAGAATTTGATGTGGAAAACGCATTGACGGAAGCGAATGTCGAGGCGTTCATGCCGCGAGAAAGGGTTGTTCTAGTGCGCCACGGTCGGAAAATCGAAAGCGACCGCCCCTTCTTTCCGAGCTACCTGTTGGTGCGACTGGTGCCAACTCCGGAAGCGTTTCATGGCCTGCGGTACCAGAAAGACGTACTCGATTTCGTCGGTGGGCCGGCTGGATACCATGTCATCAACGATGCAGATGTAGTTGTTTTTAAAAGGCTCTCTGATGGTGTTGAGGCGCCCAGAGTAGCAACCGATAAGTCGTTTCGTGATGGGGATCAGGCGGACATCGTGCTTGGGCCGTTCGCCGGCTTCAGGTGCGTTGTGACGGCTGTGAAGTGGTGCCGGCAGGCAAAGGCGAGCGTGCGAATTGACGTACAGGGCAGGCCGTTTGATATCGAAAGCATGCCTCTTGCGTTTCTCCAGAAGCTATGAGAGTCATTTTGCACGGACAAGCCGGAAGACGTTACCCTCCGATCCCCTAGCCAAGCGCTAGGGCAGAGCAGGCAAGAAGCCTCAGGGACCAACGCTCCAGCCCCACGCCCAAACAGCCTCCAGGCGGAGGCACCGACTCAGGGCCAGTGCTACTGCTATGTTTATATGATGGGCGGCCGAGAGGTCGCCTTTCTCCGTTTATTTATGGGCAGGCGTTTCGGAGCTTCTGATGTTCGACGCTCATATCAAAGTCGATCTCCAGCAGTTCAATCGAACCTTGACTGATATCGAGCGGAAGCAGCTGCCCTATGCCATCATGCTCACGCTGAACGAGACGGCCAAGGGTGGTCGCCTTGAAGTCCAGCACGAAATGGATCGGGTCTTTGATCGGCCCACCCCTTACGCAAAGCGGGGCGTCGTCTATGACCGGGCATCGCGGCAGAACCTGCGGGCAGCGGTTGTTGTGACCGGCGACCGCACGAAGGGCGGATTGCCTGCCACCGCATTTCTCGGTCCGCAGATCGAGGGAGGCCAGCGCACACACAAGGCCTTCGAGCGGCAGCTCGTCGATCGTGGTTTGATGCAGCGTAACCTGGTGGCCGTGCCAGCAAAGCGGGCGCCGCTCGATCGCTACGGCAACATGACGCAGGGGTTTCTCAACCGCATCATGGCCGACCTGCAGATCGACTATCGTGGTGCTGGTGCGACCCGTACCCGCACCTCATCGTCGCTCAAGCGGAACAAGAACTACAAGAACGCGCGGTTCTTCTTGCCGAGGCAGCCTTCGCACCTCTCCCCGGGCGTTTACCAGCGCGATCCGGCAACGAACGCCATCCATCCGGTGATCCTGTTCGTGCCTCAGGTTTCGTATCGCATCCGTCTCCGCCTGCGCGAAGTCGTCGAGCGATATGTGGTTGCCAACGTCCACGATCATTTCGCCGTCGCCTTCCAACGGGCAGTGCGGACGGCGCGATAACAGGAGAATGCTATGAGGCAACCAGGTCCTACGAAATGGCGCGACGATGTTTATCGCCGCGCCAACTGGCAAAAATCTATTCCTTTGCTGCGAGTCCGAGTTGGTTGCGACTGGCATTCAGGGTCGCCTGAAGGACATCGACACCAAACTTGAGGGCTTCCGCCTCAGTCTGTATCGAGATGCCTTCGGTGACGGTGCCCTTGGCATCACGGATCACGACTTCCTCTAATGCGTCAAACCATTCCTGGCCTTTGCCTTCGTTAAGTTTAGCCAGTTCCTCGATCGTCACTCGAAGTGCTGATTGAACCGCGACCAAGGCGGCGGCTAACTTCCCCTCGTCGAAATCCGAGATTGATGCGATGTGTTCGTTCATGTGTTGCTCCTTTGCAGCTTCAAGCAACCACAACGGGCATCACTAGTCTACCGTTCAGCGCGAAGGGCTCGCGGGTCCTTCCTGGCATCCGCCCGCCTGCGGGTATTTGGCACGGCGGAGGTTGTCCAGTCTGAGCGAGTTTTTGAAGCCTAAAGTCAGAGCCTAAACTAAAGAGCCGGGCTAAAGAACGAGCGTTCCTAAAGATGAGCCTTGCAGCTGACATCATGACGAAGAGCGCGTTTGCGGCTCATGTCGGCGTCAGTGCCGGGCGCATCTCGCAGTACATCGCGGAGCGGAAGATCTTCGGCGATGCGCTCGAAGGCGAGGGGCGGAACGCGAAGATCCGTGCATCGGTTGCGGTCGAGCAGCTGCGCAAGACCCTCGATCCGTCGCAGCGGTTCGGAGCGAACGGCACTGCGACGCGATCGCCGCCGGCACCATTAGCTTCCGAGCTGTCGTTCGACGTGCCGGAGAAGCCGAAGGCGCCTTTAAAGCCGACCGTCATCGTCGACCCGTTCATTGACGAGGTCGCGGCCGAGAAGCTGAAACAGCAAAAGATCACCACCGCGCGCATGGAGCGCGAGGAAGCTCTCGAGCTCGGCCGGTACATGCTGACCGACGATGCTCGGCGAGAGATGGTCAAGGCCGTGGCCGAGGCGTTCAAGGTCATGGAACAGGCCATCCCCGAGATGGCGAAGGCGATCGCCGCGCAGTTCTCGGTGTCGACCCATGATGCGACCCATGTGCTGCTGAAGGCCTTTCGGGACCATCGGGCCAAGAAGGCGCGCGACTTCGCCGACGCAGCGGCGGAGCTGGACGAGCATGTCGAGGACGAGCAGCAATGACCGTGCTGTTCAATCCCGAGCGGCTCGCTCTCAGCGTGCTGGCCCAGATCTGCGAACCGCCGCCGGCAGTCGATTATCTCGACTGGGCGAAGCGGAACATCGTGTTCTCGGAACGCATCACCGACCATCCGGGGCCGTACAACGAAGACCTGGTGCCGTTCTTCTCGGAGATCCTGCGAGCGTTGTCGCCGGAAGATCCGTGCAACATCGTCAGCCTCGCGAAGTCGGCGCAGATCGGCGGTACCATCTGCGCCAACATCTTCACGCTCGGATCGCTCGACATGGCGCCCGGCGATTTCCTCTATGTCCACCCGACGGAGGAGAACGCCGCGCGCTGGTCGAAGACGAAGCTGATGCCGCTGGTGCGCGAGATGCCCGCCATCGCCAAGCTGTTCTCGCAGAACAGCCGCGATGCGAGCAACTCGGTGCTCTACAAGGAACGCATCGACGGGCGCGGCGCCATCCAGGCTGCCGGCGCCAACTCGCCGGCAGGCCTGTCGATGATCTCGCCGCGAAAGCAGGTCCAGGACGATCTTGCCAAGTGGCAGATGAACGAGGCCGGCGATCCGGAGGTGCAGGCGGACAGCCGCAGCAAGGCGTTCTTCAACGGCAAGATCTTCAAGATCTCGACGCCGATGGTGTCGCCGGGTTGCAAGATTACGTCGAACTATCAGGAAGGGACGCAGGAGACCTACCACGTCCCCTGTCCGCACTGCCACGAGCTGCAGGAGCTGCGCTGGGAGAACATGCGGGATCACATCGATCCCGAGCATCCCGAGCAGGCGCATTTCGTCTGCATCCATTGCGGCTGCGAGATCCACGAGCACCATCGCGAATGGATGGTGAAGCCGGAAAACGGCGCAAAATGGGTCGCCAGGTATCCGGAGCGCGGCCGGCGCCATCGCTCGTTCCGCATCTGGATGGCCTATTCGCCTTTCGAGCGCTGGGAGAACCTGGCGCGCGAGTGGCTGACGGTCCAGGCCGGCGGACCGGAGAACCGGGAAAAGGGATCTGGCGCCGAGCAGACGTTCTGGAATGACTGGCTCGGGCTTGCCTTCGAGGCGGACAACAAGGCGATCGACTGGGAAGTGCTCCGCGATCGCGCCGAGGAACACGGTTTCCAGCGCGGTGTCATCCCGGCCGAGGCGCTGGCCCTGGTGCTCGGCATGGACGTGCAGGGTGACCGTGTCGAGTGGCTGCTGGTCGGTTTTGGCAGGAACCGGTACCGGGCCGTGATCGATCACGGCGTTGTCGACCATCGCGCCGGCAGCCACCTGGCGGACGCGAAGGAACATTCCGGCCATATCTCGGAGCCGGAGGTTCGCGCCGCCCTCGACCGGCTGCTGCAGCGCGAATGGCTCGACGATGCCGGCCGCAAGCGCACCGCCGATCGCGTCGCCATCGACGGCAACGCCTATACCGACGATGTCTGGAACTGGGTTCGCAAGCATCCGAAGTCGCGCGTCATCATGGTGCGCGGCGGCAATACGGAAGCCGCGCCGCCGATCGTGCAGACGAAAGAGTATGACCGGAAGGGCAAGCCGAAGAAGCAGAAGTGGTTATCCCGCTTCTTCACCTTCAACGCCTCGGCCTTCAAGATTCGGCTCTATCGGGACTACAAGAAAGACGATCCGGAGCAGGCGGGTTACATCCGTTTCGCCCGCGGATTCGGAGACGATTTCTACCAGCAGGCGACATCGGAAGCCCGCGTACCGGAGAAGACCCGGAGCGGTCATACCCGCTATGTCTGGAAGCTCGCCGAGGGCAAGCGCAACGAAATCATCGACATGCTCAATCAGAGCCTGGCCGGTGCCTATCGCTGGGGCGTGCCCTATTGGACCGATGAGGAATGGGACGCGATCGCCGATCGGCTCGGCCGGCTTGAAGCGCCGCAGCAGGGCGACCTCGAGGATCATCTGAACCAGATCGCCGTCAAGACCGAACCTGCCGCAGGCGAGAGCGCCACGGCAGAACAGCAATCGCCGCTCGTCGCTGCCGCCCTCGCGCGCGCCGCCCGGGCAGCGCAGCGGAACCGCTAGGAAGATCCATATGGCACTGACCGAACAGGAACGCGCCGTGCTTCTGGCACGGCTCGACGAAGCACGTGAGGCCTTGCACCAGATGGAGATCGGCCGCGCCGAGGTTTCGCTCAGCTATAACGGCGAGAGCATCACCTATGCCGCGGCCAACATCGGCGCGCTTCGTCAGTATGTCCGCGACCTCGAGGCGAAGCTCGGCCTTCGCCGCTTCGCCAGGGCGCGCAGCCGGGGAGTAATCTTCGGATGAGCGGCGACGTCACGATTCTCGGGCCCGATGCGAAGCCGCTTTCGCCGGCAGTGCGTGCGGCTGCACGCGTACAGGTCGCGAAGAACCGGCTGATGGCGTCTTCGGCCTACCAGGGTGCATCCTACGATCACCCGTCCTTCGCCAAATGGCGGCCGGGCACCTGGTCCGGTCAGTCGGCGCTGACCTGGTCGCGCTCCGAGCTCGTCGACCGGCTGAACGACGTCGCGCGCAATGACGGCTGGGGCGCCGCCGGCACCTCGCGCCTCGTCGACAACATCATCGGCTCGGGCTGGACGCTTGCGGCGCGGCCGAACCACGTCTCGCTCAACATGACGTTTGAGCAGGCCGAGGAGATTGCCGACAAGATCGAGGCCCTGTGGCGCGATTACACGCAGGACGTCGACAAATGGTGCGACGCCGAGCGGACGAAAACCATGGCCGGCGTTCTCGGCCTTGCCGCCCGTCAGCGGTTCGGTCCTGAGGGCGAGGCTTTCGGTGTCATCGTCTGGCAGGACAATGCGCCGCTGTTCCAGACGGCAATCCATGTCGTCGACCCGGCCCGATGCTCAAACCCGAACGGCCGCATGGACGAAGAGTTCCTGCGCGACGGCGTCGCCATCGACGGTTACGGCGCACCGGTCGGCTACCACTTCCGCAAGTCGCATCCCGGCGAATTCTTCGCCGGCAATACCGGCCTTTGGCACTGGGAGTATGTCGAGCGGGAGACCGAATGGGGGCGCCCGATCGTCGTTCACGCCTACGAGCAGAAGCGCGCCGGCATGACGCGCGGCGTCTCCGACTGGGCTCCGGTCATGCGGTCGATCAAGCAGTCGACCGACTACGAGGACTATGAGAGCCAGGCGGCAATGCTGAACGCCGTCATGGCCGCCTTCATCGAAACGCCCTTCGATCCGGAAGAAATGCTTGAGGCGATGGGCGCGGATTACGGCAACGATGGTATCGCCAAGCTCTTCGGCGAAATGTCGGCCGCGCAGAAGGCCTATTACGGCGCCGCACCGATCGATTTGCCCGGCGTCCGCATCAACACGCTGCAGCCCGGCGAAAAGGCGACGCTGACCAAGCCGGAGCACCCGAATGCCAACTTCGAGGCCTTCGTCAATGCGGCGCTGCGCAAGGTCGCGAGCGCGATCGGCGTCACCTACGAGCAACTGACCATGGACTGGAGCCAGGTGAACTATTCGTCGGCACGCGCGGCACTTCTGGAAATCTGGCGCGGCTTCACCGCCAAGAAGGGCGGCTTCGCCTCGCAGTTCATGGCACCGATCTATCGGGCATGGCTCGAGGAGGTGTTCGACAAGGGCCTGATCGAGCTCCCGGCGGGCGCCGTTCCCTTCGAACAGAACCCGGCCGCCTGGTGCCATGCGGACTGGATCGGCCCCGGCCGAGGCTGGATCGACCCGCTGCGCGAGGCGCAGGCCGCCAGCGAGCGGCTCGCCGGCAACCTCACCACCCTCCAGCAGGAAGCGGCCGAGCAGGGGCGGGACTGGAAGATGGATGCGCAGCAGCGCGCCCGGGAACGGGCGTTCTACGAGCGGCTCGGCCTCGATCCCGATCCGGGCAAGCCCGAAGCCAGATCGCAGGCGAGTGCAGCTCCGCCAGCCGAACCCGGTGACGAAACCGAGGAAGAGGTCAACGGCCGCACGTCGGCGCGTCGACATCCTGCCGGCATCCCGCGCATTGCCAGAAGGAAAACGGCATGAGGAACTATCCCGAAATCGCCAGTCGGATGTTCGGCACGCCGCTGATGCTGCATCCGTCGAAGGGCGACATCATTGCGCGGGCTTTCGGCCCGCGCGTGCTCGGCAGTCCTGACGCTCCGTCGCACGTCGCCGGCGGCGAAGAGATGGGCCTCGTCGGCGAGAAGCTGCGCAATGCGACCGACTGGGACGGAGAGCGAATCTACCCTGGTCCGGCTCTTGTCGCGTCCGGCATTGCGCTCGTCGAGATCGAGGGATCGCTCGTCAACAAGGGCAAGTGGATCGGCAAGTCCTGCGGCATGACCAGCTACGAAGCGATCGGAGTGCAGGTCCGGGATTGCATCGAGCGCGACGATATCAAGGCCGTCGTGTTCGAAGTCGACAGCTACGGCGGCGAGGTGACCGGCGCCTTCGATTGCGCCGAGCAGATCTTCGAGCTTTCGCAGGTGAAGCCCACCATCGCAGTCCTCACGGATCATGCCTGCTCGGCCGGTTATCTGCTGGCGTCGCCCTGCCGGCAGCTGGTCATTCCGCAGACCGGTATCTGCGGTTCGATCGGCGTCATCTCGATGCATGTCGATATGAGCGCCTGGCTCGCGAAGGAAGGCCTGAAGGTCACCATCCTGAAGGCCGGCGAGCACAAGGCCGACTTCAACCCTTATGAGGCCATCCCCGACGATGTGCTTCAGCAGGAACTCGCTGAGCTCGAAGAGCTCCGCGTCGAATTCGCAGCGACCGTCGCGCGGTACCGTGCCGGCCGGCTGACACAGCAATCCGCTCTCGCCACTGAGGCGCGGGTCTATCGCGGACAGAAGGCGGTTGATGCCGGCCTCGCCGACGCGGTTGCACGCCCTTCGCAGGTTCTCGAAGCCTTCGAAGCTGAACTGAGCCGGACAGCCGGCTAACCCCAACATCAACTGGAGACGACGAATGTCGAACTTGACGCGTAGCAGCGCGCTCACGCGGAGCGTGCTCGCCGCCATTAGCGGCAAGAAGGGCTCCCGGCTGGAAGACGAGCGGCCGGAAGACGAGGAAGTGATCGAAACCGAAGAGGAGGACACCTCCGCCGAGGATAGCTCTTCCAATCCGGAGAGCGAGACCGAGGAAGAGGACACCAGCGCCGAAACCGAGGGAGACGAGACCGACGACGGCAAGACCTCGGCAAGCGCCGTCCGCCGCGCCGAGCAGGGTCGCATCCGCTCGATCCTCATGCATCCGAAGGCCGAGAGCAATCCCGGCCTCGCCGCCGAGCTTGCCTTCGGTTCGAGGTTCTACTCGGCCAAGGAAGCGGGGGCGCTTCTCTCCTCTGCCTCCGCCGGCGGATCGCGCCTTGGCGGTCGCATGGCCGGAAAGAGCCCGACGCTCGGCGCCGGCACACCAGGCGGCGGCAGGGCCACCGAGAAACAGGCGGTGATCTCCACCGTCCGCTCCACCATCCTGGCCCGTCACGGCCGTAACCGGAAGGATTCCTGATCATGGGAGAAGCAACCTTCGCCCCGAACGACCTGCTCGTTTCCGACGTGCCGGTCATCACCCGCAACATCACCATCGTCAGCGGCCAGAACCTCAAGCGTGGCGCTGTCCTCGGCAACATCACCGCATCGGACAAATACAACCTGTCCGCTTCGGCCGCTGCTGACGGCTCGCAGACGCCCGCCCTGGTGCTGGCGACCGACTGCGATGCATCCGCCGGCGATGTCGTCGCCGCGGCTTACGCGAGCGGCGCCTTCGATTCGACGAAACTCATTCTGGGCGCCGGACACACGGCCGCTACCGTCGAGGCCGCGTTCCGCAAGGCAGGCGCTCCCCTCTACGTGCGCGTCCTGAAGTAAGCCCGAGACCGAAAGGACACCACACATGGAAGAACTTCTCCTCTCCACCGCGGAACTCGTTGCGGTTCTGCCGCCCCGCGATCGCCCGGAAGCATTCCTGCGCGATCGCTATTTCTCGACCACGGTTCTTTCCGACATGGAACAGATCGTCTTCGACAAGATCCTGCCCGACCGTGAGCTCGCGCCGTTCGTCCATCCGGACGTGCCGGGTAAGGACTCGGCCAACCGCGGCTTCAAGGCGACCAGCTTCACGCCGGCCTATGTCAAGCCGCAGAATACGCTTCGCCCCGGCGGCAACATGATCCGTATGCCGGGCGAGCCGATCGGCGGCCGCAACTCGCCGGCGCAGCGCTACGCCTACAATCTGGCGACGATCATCGACGACCAGGACCAGCGGATCACCCGGCGCGAGGAATTCATGTGCTCGCAGGTCATCCGTACCGGCCAGGTGATCGTCGAGGGCGAGGACTATCCGACGCAGACTGTCAATTTCGGCCGTAATGCCGCGCTGACGATCGCTCTCGCCGGCGCGGCACGCTGGGGCGAAGCCGGCGTCGATCCGATGGACGATATCGAAGCGTGGGCGCAGCTGCTCTCCGATACCAGTGGGTTCACCGCCCGCGAGGTCCTGCTCGGTCCCGGCGCTGCGGGTCTCCTGAAGAAGTCGCTGCGCTTCCTCGAGGCGCTCGACAACAGGCGCCAGGATGGCGGCATCATGCAGTTGGGGCCGGTCAGCACCGGCGCGGAGAACAAGTATTATGCGGTTCTCGGCACCATCGGCGAGCTGACGTTCATCCAGTATTCGCAGCCCTACACCGTCGGCGGGGTGCGTAATAACTTCTGGCCGTCCATGGGCGTCGGAATTTTCGATCCCTTCGGTTTCATGGGCCACTTCGCTTACGGCGCCATCCTCGACAACGATGCGCTCCTCTCCATGGAGCGCTTCCCCGACATGTGGCGGGAACGGAACCCGTCGCGAACCATCGTCCAGACGCAGGCAGCACCGCTTCCGATCGCTCCGGAGCCGGACGCCAGCCTGTTCGCGCTGGTTCGCTAATCCCTTCCAACCCGTGTTCGTCCACATATCCGCCGGTTTCCAGCCGGCGGATATCGGGGACTTTGAAAGGACGCTCCGATGAGCAAGAAAACCGAGCAGTTCAATGTGACCGTCAAGGTCGGCAAGAAAACCTACGCGCCCGGCGAGCCGGTTCCGGTCGGTCCCGGCGGCCTTACGGCCGAGGAAGCGGAAAACTTCCGCAAAAATTTTGGTGCCTGGACCGCCGGTCCCGACGCCACGCCCACGGCGCCCGTGCCTTCCGTCGATCTCGACAGGCTTCGCGAGGCGATCGAGAAGCTCTCGGCCGACAACGACAAGCTTTCGGCCGACAATGACCGGCTCACGGCGGAGCGCGTCAGCGCGATCGGCGATCGCAGCACGCTGCTGAAGCAGAACGAGCAGCTCGAGACCGACAATGCGACGCTGGCCGGCGAAGTCACCAAGCTTCAGGCCGAGATCGAAAAGCTCAAGGCTCCGAAATGACGCCGCGTCCCGCCATGTTCGAACGGATGGGGCCGAAGTTCGCCAAAGCCTTCGGCAATGCCGACGCCGTGTTCACGGTCGACGGTGTCGCGAGGCCCGCCGTGCGGGTCATCCTGCGAGTGTGGCGGGAAACCGACCTGGCGGAGGAGCAGGAGCAGGCCGTCGAAGGCACCACCCATCTGCTCGCCGTATCCGCCTCCGCAGTGACAGGTCTCGCCAGCCAGCGCGACAGCGTCGCAATCGGCGGCGTCACCTACCAGGTCATTAATATCGACGACGATGCGCGGGCCATGCTCCGCATCTCTCTTGCCGGAGATATCTGATCATGAAGACACAGGAACAGGAATCTACGCCGCACGCGGCGGTCGATCCGATGGAGGACCTCTGCCAGGCGCTGTTCTCGACGGAAGAGGGCGCCAAGAAGAAGACCGCGCGCCAGACCGCCGGCGCCATGACGCAGCGGCCATGGCCGCAACTGCCGTCGCGGCTCCGCTCGGCGATACGCTCCGACATCGGTCGCCAGCTTGATAGCGGCAAGGCGCGCGCACAGATTCTCGAGGCGGGTTATTCCGCAGCTGTCGTAAACCAGGCGCTGCGCGACCTCGGCCGCTCGGTCGCCTGACATGGCGCATCTCCGCAGCCAGATCTTCGCGGCCGTCATCGCGCGCCTCTCGGCCATTCCGGACTTCTCCGGTGCTGACAAGGTGAAGCGTGGCCGCAAGGGCGCGATCCCGCAGGAGAAGCTGCCGGCCCTGACAGTTACCTGGGCCGACAGATCAGAGACTTTGATGGTCCGACCCTCGTCAGGGCCAGCCGGAGAGGACGGTCACGATCGGTCCCTGCCGCTCTCGATCGTCGTGCACCTGCGGGACGATGAGCCGGAAGAGGAATTCGACCGGCTTTGCGTGCTGATCGAGGCTGCGATCGCCTCGGACATGACCTTCGGCGGCCTCGCCATTGAGGCGCTGCTGCAGTCGGAACAGTACTTCGTCAACCCGCAGACCGGCATTTCCCTGCTTGCCGGTTCACTCAACTACCAGATCGCCTACAAGACGCTCGCCGCCAATCCGGAACAGGCTGCGCTCTAAACGCTCTGCATGCCGTTATCCCAAAACCGCTGCACACTTTTGGGCGGCATGCAGTAGCGCCACCACTCCCACCAGCACAAAGAGGACTTTGCCATGGCTCTCGGCCGTCAGCTTACGCTTGCCCGCTCGACCGGTGCAGGCGCCTTCACCCTGGCCTGCATCACCGAACAGCGATCCCTCGAGATCAACAACGAGGAAATCGACATCACCAAGCCGAGCTGCACCGATCCCGGCAGCAAGCTCACGCTGGCGCTGATGTACGGCATCCAGTCCATCCGTTTCAGCGGGCAGGGCGCCTTCGTCGATACCGTCACGATGAAGGCGGTAACCGCCGATGCCGTCAACCAGGTCATCACCGAGTATCAGGTCACGGTGCCCGGCGTCGGCACGTTTGAAGGCGACATGCTCGTCTCGATGACCTTCTCCGGCGACAAGACCAACGAGCTGCAGGCCGATATCCGCTGCGCCATGACCGGCGCTCTTACCTTCGTGCCGGCTGTCTAAGCGGAGAGTTCCATGTTGCCTGCCAACCCATTACGCGGCGAGGCGGCGGTTCGCATCGGCTCGATCGACTTCCGCATCGCCGTCACCTTTTCCGGGCTCGCTCGCCTCTCCGATGCGATCGGCGCCCGCACCCTCGACGAGCTTTACGGCCGTCTCCTCGGCTTCGAGCCGAAGGCGGTTGCCTGCGCCGTCCGCTGCCTGATCGTCGCGGATGACGAGGATCAGATATCGGCGCTTTCCGCGAAGATCCTCGACGACGGCAATATCTCGGCCGCCGACCAGCTCGCCTGGCGCGAGGCGGTCGAGAAGGCGCTGTCGGCTCACATTGCTGCCGGGACAGTGCGGCGGGACGAGCGGACGGCTTCGCAGATTGCGGGAGACGCCGTCCTGGGAAAGCCCGTAAGCCCCTCCTGATCAAGGATCATCTCAAGTCGCTCTACCGGATCGCCACCAACCCAAAGATGCTCGGCTGGTCGCCGGAAATGTTCTGGAAGGCGACGGCGGCGGAATTCGAGATGACCGTGGAGGGGCTTTCCGGAAACGTCCGTGGCGGACCGTTCATTTCGCGTGAGGAGGTCCGGCGCATTGCAGCGGAACATGGCGTTCGTCCATCGCTGAAGGGCAGTCCGAACGCGAGGACGATCGGCAGTTGATCAGCTTGGTTTCACCTAGTCGTCAATCTTGGCAATAATAATGCCGAGCGCCGCGCCGACGACGCCGAGGCCGAAGGAAATGGCGCCGACAATCTCATTCATTGCAGATTTCGCTGCGAAAGCGACAAGTACGCCGCCGAATACCTGAAGAAGGCCTAACACAAAGATCGCGACCGCCACATTTCCACTCCGCTGCTGTTGAACGCAACAAGTTGCACAGCGTGAGTGGAAGTCAACTGGTGGACGCGATCTTCTCCATAATTGAGGTCACCAATGAGCCGTCCCGACATTCCCGTCACGATCTCCGGTGATCCGAAGGGCTTCGAGTCCGCGCTTGCCCGGGTGCGGGCACTCTCGAAGTCGACGGCAACTGACGTCGTTGCATCCTTCGGCCGGATCAAGAACCTCGTGGCCGGCGGCGCCGGTCTCGTGACCGGGCTTGTCTCCGCCGCCAGCGTCACCGCATTGCGCGACGCAGCGAGCGCGATTGCCTCGATCGGCGACGAGGCGCGTCGGGCCGGCCTCGACGTCAAGAGCTTCCAGGAGCTCAAATATGTCGCCGAGCAGAACCGTGTCGGCGTCGACGCGCTGACCGACGGCATCAAGGAATTGAACCTTCGGGCCGACGAATTCATCGTCACCGGCGGCGGCTCGGCAGCAGAGGCCTTCCAGCGCCTCGGCTACTCGGCCGAGGACCTGAAGGGGAAGCTCGAGGATCCGGCCGATCTCTTCACCGAGATCATCGGTCGGCTGGGCGAGCTCGACAAGGCGGCACAGATCCGCATCATGGACGAGATCTTCGGCGGCGCAGGCGGCGAACAGTTCGTGCAGCTTATCGAGGCCGGCGAAGCGGGCATCCGCGACACCATTCAGGCCGCAAACGACCTGGGCATCGTTCTTGACGAGCAGATGATCCAGAAGGCTGCAGACGTCGACCGCAAGTTCAACATGCTTGCGACGACGGTCGGTACGAAGTTGAAATCCGCCATCGTCTCTGCTGCCGACAGTCTGGCGGAATTTATCGACGGTTTTCGCGATTTCCAAAACCAAATGAACAGCACGCTTCAGGGCAGGCAAGCTGAACTCGGCGAGCGTCGGCTCGAGATCGAGAATGAAATCCTCAAGAAGAAGGAGGCGCAGGCTCGACAGGACGAGAAGCTCTCCGATGTCGCCAGGAAGCTTGGTTTTGAAAACAGTAAGAACGCCAACCTTGCCGGCTACACCGGGCAGATAGAAGCCCTGAAGGAAGAGAGCCGGAAACTCGCCGAAGAAGAGGCGAAGATCGTTAATATCCTGAGCGATCGCCTCAAGCCGATGAATCGCCCAGCCGAGAGGACCTGGACGCCGATCCCCACGGAAGAAAAAGGCGGCGGCCGGTCCAAGAAAGTCTCGGAAGCCGAGAAAGAAAAGAAGGCGATCGACGACGTGATCGCGTCGCTGCGCGAGGCGGGTGTCGAGGCGACCTCGAAGGAAGGCCAGCAGATCTCGGCGCTCATTGATGAGAAATATCGCCAACTCGCGGCCGAGGAGGCTCTGGCCGAGCAGTATGAGCGGAGCGAGGAAGCGGCCGAGCGAATGGGGCAGGTTCTCGACGATCAGCTGATGCGCATCGTCGACGGCAGTTTCGACGCGAAGGAGGCGATCGCGGCGCTGCTCACCGAGATCATCAATGTCCAGACGAACGGGAAAGGGCTCTTCGGCTCGCTGTTCAGCGAGATCTTCGGCGGTGGTAGTGGACTGAGCTCCAGCTTCGTGCCGACCACAACGCTCGGTGACTTCCTCGGCTATGGCGGTGCGCGCGCTGGCGGCGGTGATGTTTCTCCCGGGCGCATCTATCGGGTCAACGAATATGAGGACGAGTTCTTTGCTCCGACCAGCCACGGCCGGATCATCGCGCCGAGCAAGCTGTTCGGCGCGTCGGCAGAGGGCGATGGAGGCGGCGGGCGGACCGTCGTTGAGATCGTACTGAGCAAGGATTTGTTGGCCAGCATCCTAGAGCAGACCGGCGACCAGACAGTGCGCATCGTGCGCAGCAACGAGGAAGCCCGGGCCAACTATCGCCAGAATGGCGGGGAAGATTTCTGATGGCGTTTCTCATTTCGCTCCCGAACGTGGTTTACGGCCAGGTCGCGTTTGATCCGGTTCGCATCCGCGATACCAACCGCATGGAGGGCCGCCGCACCGAGACGGCCTATTCCGGGACGCCATACTGGGCCGCGTCCTATTCCGCATCGAAGCTGACCACGGCCGAGGCGGCGCTGTTCGACGCCTTCAACATGGAGGCGAACGATGGCGGCTATATTGCCGGTTACGACCCGCACCGGCCTCGGCCGATTGCCTATCAGGGCAGCAACCCGCTTTCCGGCGTGAAGGCGGGCGGCGGAGCCTTTAATGGAGACGCCGTGCTGCAGTCGATCACCGACGCCAACACCATCGTCGTCTCGGGCCTGCCGGCCGGCTTTAAGCTCGGCCCCGGTGACTATGTCGAGGTGCGGAAATCGACCTTCGTGCGATCGCTGCACCGGATCACTTTGGCCGCGACAGCAAGCGCAGCGGGCGTCGTGACCCTGAAGATCCGCTTCGGTCTCGACCTGGAGGTGTTCACCCTGCCGTGCACCGTCCATTTCGAGAAGCCATCCTGCATCATGGAGATGGATTCGGGGAGCTTCAGCCTGCCGAAGACTTGGCCGAACTATAATGTGCAGTTTACCGCAACGGAGCTGTTCCTCCCATGAGCGTGCTATCTCCCGAGGTCGAGGACCTGATTGAGAGCGGCGAATTCGCCTTGCTGGACCTGATCCGCTTCGATCTGCCCGGCAAAACCGTCGGCTATCACCGCGGCGGTCGCAAGTTCACCTACAATGGCTTGCTGTACCTGCCGAACCGGTATCTGCAGCCCGGCGACCTGGTGAGCGCCGTCGGCGTGGCCGTCACCACGCGGACCATCGTCTTCTCCAACATTCCGGTGACCGATCCTGAGGATGCGGTCGCGCGGATCGAGGAGTTCAACTACCAGAACGCGCCCGTCATCATCACCTCGCTCGCCGGCGAGCCGAACACGAGCAACGTCGTCGGGGTGCTGGTCTCGACCATCTACGAGATCGACCAGGTCCGCTACAACGAGGGAGCGGTCTCTGGTTCCGAACGAACGCTGACGCTGATGATCGACCTACAGCCGCCGGGGCGATCGGCGCGCGGTAGCACGGGGGTCAAGCGGTCGAGCGAAGAGCAAAAATTCGACAACGATCCGACCGACACGGGCCTGGAGCACGTGGCGACGAATGCGACCATCCCCGAGGAATGGGGCCAGGTGAGCCGATAGGAGTTCCTTCGATGAAAAACGTAATAGCAGTAGATTACAAGTCCTCAGGGCGTGCGCCGCACGAATGTCCCGGAGACGCCACCAAAGACTGAACACGATAGCCTCTTCGATTGGCCACAGCTATCGGGAGGTCAACGGCTCTGTTGTTATGACAATCGATCCTGCCGTGTTTTGTCCGTCGCCTGCTTCAACTTAATGGTTTCAACGAGTGCCAACAAGGCGTGGCGGGCGTGATCTTTCGCCCGATCCTTGTCTATGTTCGATGCTTCGTCGATGGACCGGTTCACAGTATGCAACGCAATCGACTTGACTTCCTCAATAACGTCGTCGTGCCCTAACCAGAGCAGCATTTCCAGCGCAGCAGCCGCCAATGCTTGCGCTGCTACTCCGGCCCCAATGGCCTGCTCGGTCTTCGCCATGCTTTATCTCCTAAAAGTTGCGGGAGATAAGCATCCCCAGTCGAAAATGTCGAATCCTGATAGGTCCCCATGAACCGCTTCCGCATCGTCGAAGCCACGCTCGCGCGTGAGCTTGCGAAACCCTATGCCTATGGATCGGCCGATTGCTTCATGCTCGGCTGCGCCTTGATTGACGCGCTGACGGGCTCGGCACTCGCCGACAAATACCGCGGCGCCTATCGGACGCTTGCCGGTGCGCAGCGTGCGCTGCGCCGGCGGGGGCACACGTCGCTGGTGAGCTTCTTCGCGGCCGAGCTCGGCCAGCAGCCGAAGGGCGGGGCGGAAGCGCGTCTCGGCGATCTCGTCATCCTGCGTCTTGCCGACGGCGCCGAACATGTCGGCGTCTGCCTTGGCGCCCGTTTCGTCACCAAGACCGAACGCGGCCGCAGCGATCACGGCCTCGCTGACGTCGTCGCAGCCTTTCATCTCGGATAATCCATCATGGCAATCTTTACAGGTATCGCCACGGCGATCGCCGGCGCGCTGTTCGGCGGCTCTGCGCTTGCCACCAGCCTGATCGGCGGCGCGCTCGCCTTCGGCGCGAAGTTTGCTGTGGGCAAGCTCACCCAGCAGAAACAGGGCAAGCAGAAGCACACGGCCGTCCAGGGCGAGATCCAGTTCGGCGGCGACGTGCCGGTCGGCACCCTCTACGGCGTCGGCAAGACCAAGGGGCAGCGTGCTTTCTATGCCAAGTGGGACAAGGGCAACAAGCGCAATGCCGAGGTCTTCATCCTCGCCAACGGCTGGTGCGACGGTCTGGAGCCTTACGTCTACATGTATGGCGAGAAATACAATCTCGTGGCGCAGGCGACGATCGGCAACGAGGTCGCACGCTACGGCGTCCAAGGCTTCCTCGACGGCGACGGCAACAGCGCGATCTCGATCCGCTTCTACGACGGTCGGCCGGGGCAGGGTGTCGATCAGCGCCTCGTCGAGGTCACGGCCAATCTCGGCAACAAGTGGAAGGCGACCAGCAAGCTTTCGGGCATGTGCTACGTCGTCGTCGAGCGCTACTATCACCTCGAATTCTTCCGCGACGCCGGCAGAGGCAAGCCGGACATCGATTTCGTGCTGCGCGGCCTGCGCGAATACGATCCGCGCAAGGACTCGACGGTTGCCGGTGGCTCCGGGACGCAGCGGCTCAATACGCCGTCGACCTGGGTGCACACGAAGAACCCCGCCGTGCACCGCCTCAATTATCAGCTCGGCCTGCGCGCGCTGGTCTCCGGCCGGACGCTGATCGGCGAGGGCAAGAGCCTCGGGCAGATCGATCTCGCCACCTATTTCGTGGCGATGAACGTCTGCGACACTCTGCGCAGCAACGGCAAGAAGACCTATGAGTGCTCGCTTTTCGTCAGCGGTGACGACGATCATACAGAGGTGCTGAAGCAGTTCGATGACGCGATGGCCGGCTATGGCCTCAATCGCCGCGGCCTTTCTGGCGTCATTCCCGGTGCACCGCAGATCCCGGTCAAGGATCTGACTGTCGCCGATATCCCGATCGACCGCGCCAAGGACGTGCAGTTCCGGCCATCGGCCTTCGAGCGCTTCAACCATCTTTCCGGCCAGTTCACCTCGATCGAATCGATGTGGAACCCGGAAAGCCTGAAGCCGGTCTATGTCAATGCGGACATCGCCGCCGACGGCCGGAACCGGCAGACGAGCATCGATTTCCTGCAGGTGACCGATCCGGACATTGCGCAGTATCTGCTCAATATCCGCTATCGGCAGAACCGCATGGGCGGCAAGGCGACGGTTCCCGTCAGCCGTCGCTTTGGCCTGGCGGTCCAGGAAGGCGAATGGATCACCTGGCGCGGCAAGAGCTGGCTGATCAGTGAATGGCGAGCCGACGAGCGGCTGCGCATCACGCTGGTGCTTTCGGAGACCAGTGCGGCGATCTATGACGACGACGGCATCGAGCCCGGCCCAATCGTCGTGCCGCCGACGCCGCCGATCAATCCGTCGCTGCTGTCGACCGTGCAGAACTTCAATGTTGCCGTCGGCATGATCAACGGCGCGCAGGGCTATGACACGCCGGCGCTCGTCTTCACCTGGACGCCGCCGGAAGATCCGACGATCACCGCCGTCCGCTTCGTCTACCAGCTCGAGGGCACGACAGAGATCTTCGAGGATCAGTGCACCTCACCCGAGGACGGCAGCTTCCGCACCACGAAGAACGTCGTCTCCGGTAAGGTCTACAATGCCCGGGCGACGATCACGACTGTGCCCGACCGGCTGCGCACCTTCACGCCCTGGATGACGACGGCGCAGCCGACCGGATTGCAGACGCTGCTCACTGGCCTGCAGCAGCTACAGGACGATGCGCTCAACCGCTTCAAGGAACTGCAGCAGGAGATGGACGAATTCTTCCGGCCGCGCCTGGTCGAGCTGCTGGATGCTTTCTCACTTGAGGGTGCCGTCGGTCAGATCGAGCGCCAGCAGATCGTTGCCACCATCGGTGATGCGCTGGCGCAGATCACCGAGGAGCGCCGGGTTCGCGTCTCCGAGAACGAGGCGATGGCGCAGTTGCTCACGTACCTGCAGGCTAGCCTCGGCACCACACATGCGCGGCTGATCACCGAGGAGACCGTGCGCGCAACGACGGACAGCGCCCTCGCAAGCTCGATCACGACACTCGACGCTGAAGTCGATGGCAACCTCGCCCGCTTGATCGCCGAGGAGACCGCTCGCGCAGACGGCGACGGCGCACTCGCGAGCAGCATCAGCGGCGTGAGCGCTGACTTCAACGGCCGGTTCGCACAAGGACTGGTGAAGTTCGAGGCGGTCGCGGCGCCGACCGGCGTTGATGCGCGTTTCTCCGTGCTGCTGCGGGCCGGGACCAACCAGAGCTTCAAGGTGTCGGGCTTTTATGTCGAGCTTTACACCGAAGGCGGTGTGCAGAAGTCGCGCATGGCCGTGCAGGCAGATCAGTTCCTCGTCACGTCAGGCAATAACCGCCATTACCCACTCGTCTTCGAAGATGGCGAGCTGAAGCTGGCCGTTGCCAACATCGGCACGGTCAATGCCGGTCTTCTTCAGTCGCTGAACGGCAAAATGAAAATCGACCTCAACAACGGCACGATCGAGATCTTCAGCTGATGACCAGGACAATGATTGGCGTCGACTCGACCGGCGCCGGCTGCATCAAGATCATGAAGAATGACGCCGACAATCCGCGCACCACGCCGGACAGCCAGCGGTCGAAGTTCCTCTATAACTCGAAATACGCTCTGAACGCGTCGATTGCCCATATCGAGCGTATCAATCAAATTAGCTCTGGCGGAAGTGTCCAGTACAATTATTACCCGGCAGGGTCGAACGCGTCCAACTATCAGAAGATGGAAGGATCAGGCGGCGGGGAATCGACATGGCTGTTCCGTAATTCCGCGTTCCCGAAATGCAAATACAATATGCCCCTGTTTGACGTGAAAGCCACACGGACGAACACCGGGCGTTTCAACCAGCAGCGAATTCAGCGCCGCTATTCAGGGAAATACTATAACGACCAGGGCGGCTATTTCTTTATGGGGAACTGGTATCAGGCCCCGTGGGTGAAAAACTTTAGCGGCAGCGTCAGTCAATGGGGTGATTTCCCATATGGTACCTATGCCAAAATCACCACGTCAACGAATGACGATGCATACAACCGCTTCTTGTCGCGAGACAAGCGGTTGATCGTGTGGAACCTGCCCGGCAATGAAGACCCGTCGCTGGAAGCGCCGCCATTGGCGCCAAATGGAACGAAGAACATCATTCTTCGATCCGATAAGATGATAATCGCAAAGCCCGGCTACAACGCGGAGACGGCGAACGAATGGCAAGTTTCGTTCGACAGCCGCCGTGTGCCGGTGAAGGTCATTGCCGCTGCGGACATCGCAATTCCTGCCGGTGAATCCTTCTATGAGACCGGCATCACCTTGCCGGGAAACATCGCCCTTGATGTTCATTTTTACGAGGGATCAACGATCTACTACCCGTTCAATCCGAACATGAGTAACGGCCTGGGTGCGGATTATTGGTTCAGCGGCTCGCGAATTTATTTCAATTCGTCCGATACGATGCGCGCGCGGTTCATGCTCTACCTCGACGCAGGAGACCCGCCGACGAACGGCAGTAACCGGGTGCTAAGGGAATTCACCGAAAGCGGCCAAGACGTTGTGCAGTTCTTGCGCCCTGGTTCAGCCAACCCGCCATCATGGGCGGATATCATCATCGATACGCGCTGGCCTTGCGTGCAAATCATAGCGGAAGGCTATTTCAGTGTTGCGGTAGGAAGCCCGCTCCAAACGGTCATCAACTTTGACGCTTCCGGCATGTTCCCGATGGTCAAATACATGACCAAACACGGAGCGGGGTCCGAAACGAGCGTTGGTAGTTGGACCGAGTCGATCAAGCTTCCGACGGTTCGTCAACGCGTTTACTCGACCAACAGCAATTTCGAGTGTGGTGATAGTTCCCATTGCCGCCTCACGCAGACAAGCGCCACGTTTGTCACCAATCGCGGTCAGCCCGGCGACTACTACAACGATGCGGACGATCCCGGCACGTGGCGAACGGAAGGCGCCGATCACGTGCTCGGCATCCGCTACTACATTCTCGGCATCCCAGCTTAGGAACTCCTGACATGACGATACCCTATGTAACGGGCACGGTTTCCGTGACCGCCGGCAGCGCCGTTGTCACCGGCTCAGGGACTGCCTGGGCGACGGCGTTGATTGCCGGAGGGCTGTTCGGCCTTGACAGCAGCAACGGCAACTCCGTCCCAATCCTTTCCGTCGACAGCAACACGCAGCTGACGCTGGCCAAGCCATGGCGCGGCACCACGGCGGCCGGGCAGGGTTATTGGATCATCCGCGACACGGCCTATCTGCAGCAGCAGACCGTCAACGCCCAGGCGCTCTCGACCTATATCCAACGGCTCGACAATGCGGTGCTGGCGGCTTTGGCCGGCCTGACGCCGGCCGCTGATAAGTTCGCCTATTTCACCGGAGCGAATTCCGGTGCTCTTGCGGACATCAAGGCGAAGGGGCGGGACCTGCTTTCGTCGACGACCGTGCTCGACGCCCTTCTGAAGCTTGGTCCTGTATGGGGCGGCTCCGTGCGATCCCCTGCTAACAGTGATGTCGGATTGGTCGATGGCGACCTCAACACGATCACCATTGCCGGCGTTTACACACTCTCGGGGAACTGGGCCAACACCTATGCTGGAGCTGCCTCGGTAGCCACGACAGGCACGCTCGTGGTTCTCCAGCGAAGCGCCAATGCCGTGTTTCAATATTTCTACCGAGACAACAACCAGGTCTTCAGAAGGAACACCGTCAACGGCGGCACAAGCTGGACGGACTGGACGATCGTTGAGCTACCGGTTGTGGGGACCGTATCAAACTCCGCGGGCTTTCCCGCTGGCGCCGTCATTGAACGGGGCAGCAATGCCAATGGGGAGTACGTCAAATTTGCCGACGGCACCATGATTTGCACGTCACCGGAACTTCCCGTCGCAATGACCCAGGCTGCCGGCAACGTTTTTTATTCCAACGCCGTGAGTGCGCCGATGCCGGTCCTTTTCACCGGAATTCAGCCGGTGGGGTTCGGTCACGTGACGACGACAATTAACGCCTGGGTGAACCCCAGAACTGCTTTCGGTTCGTGGGTGGGGTCGGCCTACGCCTATGCCTCTCGGACCAGCGACACGATCCGATTTGGTGCCCTTGGAAGGTGGTTTTAATGCAAATCAAGTTCTCTCCCCAACGCCGCGATGACCTCCTGACGGTCACCAAGGCAGGCGACGTTTTCACGATCAACGGTGTGCCATTCGACTTCTCGACCTTGCCGGACGGCGCCACGATCCCGGGCGGCAAGGTTCCTTGTGAATGGCTTGTCGGCCCCGTCGAACGGATCGCCGGCGAGCTTCACCTGATGCTCATCCTGCCGCACGGCCCGAGGCCGTCTCAGGCCGTTGCATTTCCTCCGCCACTCATCGACCCGCCCGACGGGGTGATTGCATTGCCGGCCGATCCGCAGCCGTCGATCCCTGATCCTGCTGAAGAGGAGCCCGCCGATGTGGACGGTTGACCTATCGAAAGTTGTCACGGCCGAGCAGAAGGCGGCAGAGGCGAGCGCTGCGCTGCAGGCGCAATACTCCGCCGCCATCCAGGCGCATCTCGATGCCAAAGCGCGCGAGCGGCAATATGACGGCATCCAGACCGCCATCACCTACCGCGGCGATCCGAACCCGCAGTTCGCGGCCGAGGGCGAGGCCCTCTTCGCTTGGCGTTCGGCAGTGTGGACCTATTCCACGGCCGAGCTGGTGAAGGTGCTGGCCGGCGAGCGACCGCAGCCGAGTGTCGAAGAGTTCATGACCGAGCTGCCGGCGTTTGAGTGGCCGTGACGACGCAACATTCCGGCACTGCCGCGCGTTTTATGTTCGGGGCGCAACATAGGAGGAGTGCGATGCGTCCCGACGAACGCGTCAAGATAATAGAATGGACTGCAGTTCTCGCCGCAGCCGCTTTCGTAGCGGCGCTTGTCGTGGCGTTGCTTCCCTGAGGCCGTCATTTTCAGCGAAGGCCGGAGAATTGCCGCTGTGTCCGAATGTAAGTGATGGCGGCAGCTTCTAGGCTTCTGCACTCAGCTTCACATCTAATCAGGGCCTCGTCGTCTTTCTCGGCGGCGCATCGAAGGCCGTCGCGGCGCAGACACGCATGCTCGTACGCCACGCAGAGCTTCAGAAATACGGAGCTGTTCATCATCCACGCGCTAGCACGCAGATCTGGCGCCGCCAAAAACAACCGGGCCATTCCTGCCTTCTGCGCATTCATGGCGGTGTTCGCTTTCGTTTGAGAGCCAATTCGTCTCAACAGGTGCGCCGAGGGAAAAGTTCCACCACATAGATCCCGCTTGGCGCGGTTCTAAAGCTCCCAACACAAGGACAATCAAATGGATAAGACCGTGCCTCCCGGCGCGGCGATCCTGCTCGACTTCATCCGTGAAACGGAAGTCGGGCGGAGCGACCGCGCGTCCTATGACGTGATCTACGGCCACAATCAGGGCAAGCTGCCGAAACCCCTCACCGCCATGACTTATGGCGAGATCGTCGATGCGCAGAAGGGCTGGTCGAAGCGATTCCGCTCTAGCGCGGCCGGCGGCTATCAGTTCATGCGCGCGACGCTGATCGATCTTGCGAAGCAGGTCACGTCGATCAGCGGAAAAGATGTCTTCACGCCCGATCTGCAGGACTGGCTCGCCTACAAGCTGCTCGTGCGCCGCGGCTACCCAGAGTTCATCGTTGGTAAGATCAGCCTCGTCCAGTTCGCAGAAAACCTGGCGAAGGAATGGGCTTCCTTTCCGGTTCTCGCCACCACGAAGGGCAGCGAGCGCGCGGTTAGGCGCGGGCAGTCTTATTATGCCGGCGACGGGCTCAACAAGGCGCTGGTGAGGCCGGAGAAGGTCGAGGCGGTGCTGCAAGAGGTCCTTGAGGCGGCGCGCCGGCCGCACGAACCGGTAGAGGAGCCGGAAGCTCGTCGCGTGCCTTCGCCCGGTCCGAAGCCGAAAGCGAAGCCGGTTCGCAAGTCCGGCCGGTTCTGGACCTGGCTGCTGACGGCCGGCGGCACGATCGTGACTGGGCTGAAAGAACTGAACCTGGTCGTGCTCGACTGGCGGGTGCAGATCGCCATCCTCGTCGTCATCGTCGGTTTCGCTGTCTACGCGATCACCTCCATGCCGGCGGTGCGCGGCGCCCTGGGGCTGAAGTGATGGTCGGCTGGCCGAAGATCCTCGGCGGCGTGCTCGTGCTCGCCGCCATCACCTGGGTCATCGTCGAGATCCGCGAGGACGGTGCCCGATCCGCTAAAACCGCTATTGAGAGACAGAACAATGATCGGCCAGCCGCGCTCATTCGAAGCGCAATGATTACGACTCCTGCCTTGCTGCTGGCGGGCTGTGGAACTTCGGGGCCGGGGAGTGCGACGGCCCTCAGAAGCATCGTCGGGACTGACTTGATCGGCGCGACGCCGGCAGATCAGTGCAAGATCGGCTGGACCATCGTCGGCATCTGCGCCGCGGCGGTCTGGACGAAAGGGGAATGCGCGAGACACGGGGAAGGGCGCTGAATGTCGCAGAAATATTCGTCTCTGATCGAGCTGCTCAATGCCTGGTTTGGCGGCGCGGCAACGACCATGATCGGCGCGTTGGTCGGCCGGCTGATGTGGCACACAAATGAGGTCCGGAAGATGCGCCGGAAGTTCTTCGGAAAGGAGCTGCTCTGGGAAATGCCGATCGCCGTCGGCATGGCCTTCATCGGCGAGGCGCTGGCGTCATGGCTGACGCTCGAGCAACCGATGGCGACGGGCTTGATTGCCGCGCTCGCGTATCTCGGGCCGCGCGGGTCCGAGGTGCTGTTCATCCGGTGGTTTGCGACAAAGGTTGAAAATCGCTAGACGCTTTTGCTGATCGGGCTGATCTAGGCTGCGTAGCCGTGCTCCTTTCCGATAGTTGGTAGTGCTGCGAGACCCGTGGCCTCAGTTTCACGGCTTGCAGCAGAGTATCGTCCAGGGGGTCCAGTATGCGATCAAAAGGTTGGGCGCCTTCCTCGACGCCGCTTTATGGTTTACTCGCCATCTCGGAAGGTAGCCACGAGCGGTGCCCTCGCGCAAAGAGCGCCGGCGAGAAGCCGGCGCCAACCATTATCGAAATATGCCTCGCAGCGATTGCAGTTGTAATTAATAGGCCTTGCCCAGATTGTGGAGAAAGTTGTCATCGTTGAATGGTACAGCCTTGCCGAACTTATACTTGTTCAGCGTCTGTTGCGCTGCCGGCGTCATGGCCTCCCAGCTGATTGCAGGCTGCGTCCCGCCAATTGTCCGAGTACCCGACAGTGAAGGGTTGAGTGGAAATGGGTTCCGTTGATAGGCGACCTTCGGATGTGTTCCTTTCATGTGGGGATCTGTGTCCTGGTTGTAGTGGCCATGGCTCGAGTAGCTGACCGCGATAACGTTCGCCTGGCTTTCACAAGCATCGGTCCAGACGACGATATTTTGCCAGCCAGATCGGTGCCCCATGTTGCCGGGCCCGTCGACGTTCATCTCCTTGGGAAAGTACCAAGAATACATGATGCCGCACCGGTCCCCGAAGATCGTCGCTCTGACGTAGACCTGTCCAATGCTGCGTGAGCAATGGCCGTTCATCGCTCCCGACGGCTTCAGACCCCCGCTGACGTTGCCGTCAGCATCCACGGCGGGGAAAGGGACACAGCCGTGATAGACCTTGAGAAATGGCTGGAAGCTCTTGAGGAAGGCGGAGACGTTCTCCTGAAATCCTACCACCTTATCGTGATAAATGACGTCAGCCGCGCGCGCCGGTATCGATAGTCCGCAAACAAAAACGAACATCAACGCGGTTAGCAGCCTTCGCCCATTGAGTGAAGAGACGCGTATCATCTTGTTACCTCTGCTGTTTTGAACGATTTCGGTCGTTCGGACACATGAAATGCGCAACTGCATGCGCGCCCCGAATCGTACAGCCGTGTGAGCTAGCAGGAGTGCAGGGTGAACTCCTATCATCGATGGACCTTGCCCCTGCTGCCCCTGAGCCGCTTGCGAAAGAACGCTCTCTTGCGTTTAGCTGCCATCTTGACTCCTTGCTTCGTTGTTTGGACCATCTCGGCCGGACACATGATTGCGCTACAGCATGCGCGCCCAAGGGGTGATCGTGCAAAAGTCGTGCCAGGCCGCAGGAGTGTCTAAAATAAAGCTATTGGCTTTCTTTCAGATGGTTAGATCTGGAATTGACCAGATGGTTGAACGAACAACTCGTGTCGCTAAGCCGACAAACGGGCTACGGACCGTGTCGTATGGGCGGTTGTCACGCGCCAGAAATCGTTCAACGAATTGCCGTCATGCGTGCAAGCCCTTGTGATTGGGCGGCGACACGCCGAGTGCCCCACGGGAGAGGCGATGACGCTGTACGGGCTGCTCTGGGTAGCGGCTCGTTTTTGCGCCTCTCTGCGATCGGCAACGACAGAATTTCTGCCGCATATGCTTGGCTGCTGTGAACGCGAGTGCATTCCCGCCGCGGGGGAACAAAAGAGAGCGGCCCGGCAAAGCGGGCCGCGCCAACTGCGCTGATGTGCAATATTGCCCCGGGGTCGCCGGACCCGCGTTGGAACTGCGCGAGCACTTGCGGGCTGCCGGCACCCCTTAGATCCCCTTGGCCTTCGCCAGTGCACGCTTCTCGCGGCGGCGCGGGAAAGAGGATGGGATGTTCATCGCTTCGCGATATTTTGCGACCGTGCGCCTGGCGATGTCTACGCCTTCTTTCTTGAGGCGGTCGACGATGTCGTCATCCGAAAGCACGGCCTCGGCACTTTCCTGATCGATCATCGTGCGGATGCGATCGCGTACGGACTCGGCCGAATGGGCATCGCCGTCGTCGGCCGAAGCGATCGAGGCCGTGAAGAAATATTTCAACCCGAACACCCCGCGCGGGGTGAGCATGTATTTGTTGGAGGTGACCCGGCTCACCGTTGACTCGTGCATGTTGATCTTATCTGCGACGGTCTTGAGGGTCAGCGGCCGCAGGTGGCCAACGCCGTGGGCGAGGAAGGCGTCCTGCTGTCGGACGATCTCGGTTGCCACTTTCAGGATAGTGTTGGCGCGCTTACCGAGGCTGCGCTCCAGCCAGTTGGCACGTTCCAGGCGTTCTTTGAGGTAGGCCTGCTCGCCCTTCTTTCGGCAGGAGCGGGATAGCTCTGCGGCATAGTCGTGCTTGACGAGAACCCGCGGCAGGGCGTCGGAACTGGGCTCCACGGACCAGCCGCCATCACGCGCGACCCCCACCACGACATCGGGAGTAATGGTCTCGGAAAACCTGGGTTCGAAGCTGGTGCCAGGCTTCGGGTCGAGCTTGCGGATCTCGGCGCGCATGTCGATCAGATCTTCCTCGTCGACCCCGCAGATCTTCTTGAGGCTTGCGAAATCGCGCCGTGCCAGCAGTTCGAGATTGTCTATGAGCGCCTCCATCGCCGGATCGAAACGGTTGCGGGCGCGCAGCTGAATGGCAAAACATTCGCCAAGCGTGCGCGCAAACATGCCCGGCGGGTCGAACTGCTGCAGCACATGGAGCACACGCTCCATGTCCTCGACTGCCACACCCAGCTTCTCCGCGGTCTCGGCGAGGTCGGCGCGGAAATAGCCGGCGTCGTCGAGCTGGTCTATCAGGTGCTGGGCGATCAGCCGATCGGAGGCAGCACCAAGCGCGAAGGGAAGCTGCTCGATGAGCGTCTCCCTCGGTGTCTTGCGGTAGGCGAAATCTTCGAGATCGTAATCCTTGCCGTCGCTGGCACCCGGCATGGATTTCCACTGCCCGAGAAGCTCTGGCGCATCCGCCCGCTGCGGTCTCGGAGCGTCCGGGAAGACGTTGGCAAAATCGGCATCGAGGCCATCACTGAGCCTCTCGCCGCACCTCGACATGGCGCTGTCGACCAATCCATCGTCGAATTCGCTGCTGGCCTCCGCCGGATGCGGGCTCGCCTCCTCGTGGTCCGCTGCGGCTGCCTCATCGGCCGACTGGACCTCCAGCAGCGGGTTCTCCTCGACTTCCTGCGCGATGAAATGGCTGAGCTCCAGACGGTTCATCGCAATCAGCCGCATCAACTCCATCTCCTGCGGCGACATAGCCAGCGACTGCGACTGTTTTAACTGAAGGCTGAGGGAAGAGGCCATGGTAACTCAACGCTCCCTTCAATATCGCCGAAGCGGTGTGCGATGTGCCCAGGTTAGGGCGAGTGCACTTTGGAGGTTGTAGACATGCGTGTATCCCCTTGTCGCAGACCCCAATCTGACGCAGAGCTGCCATGTGATTTCCTTCGGCTCCCGAAGACGGCCAGGTGTTGTTTCCGAGATGTCTCGGCGAAGAAAGTGTGGTTGGATCCCGCCTCGAACCCGAACATTTCGCCTGGGAGGTGAAAGGATACGACCTGTCGGCGTCCATCTGAAAGGAGGCGGTTGACACGGACGGCTCCGGTCGAAACCTGATAGCACTTGTCGTTCAGATCGCCCTGGGCATAGATCTCGCGACCCGGCTTGTAGGTGGCGACAAGATGGGGGCCAGGAATTGTGGCCGGTCCAGGGTGTTCGGCCTCGATCGACTGTGGTTTGGCTTGTGCAGCGGCATGGATTATCCCCCAGTTTGATGTGGGGACAGATTGCCAATTCGCGTGACCCGGGGATATTCGGTTAGATCACTAAAGGGAACTACTTAGCCGCTTCGGTCGGGCTGTTGATCACGCCAAGCAGGTCGGCACCGGTGAACGGCTTCGTCAATGTCGTGTTGTCCACACGTTGCTGAAGGGCGACAGGCCATCAACCAGCAGTATGGCCGGCCGCCCCGATTGCTAAGGAATTGCGCCGCGGCCTGAGGCTCGGACGAGGCGCCGGCGAGAACCTGGCGCCACCATTTCCTTTAATAGGGCCGTCCGGCGTGGCGAACGAGAGGGCGGCAAGCGCCAGGCAGGTTAAGGCAATTAGCCGGCGCCCCATCTGGTTCAGCCGAACGGAAAGCCCGGCCAAGCCGGGCTTTCCTACTCCTGCGTTCAAGTCCGGAGACTCGCCAGCGCCTCCGAAATCGAGGCGCGGAATGAGCCGGGTTCGTAGTCGTAGTCGTAGTCGATGTCGGCGACGGCGACTTCACCACCCTTGAAAAGGGCAAGCGTTGGGAACTCGTATACGCCATACTGCGCCGCGAGCTCGGGGTTTTCGTCGGCGTTGAGCTTGACGACCTTGACCTTGCCAGCAAACTCGGTGGCGATTTGTTCGAGGTCAGTTTCAATTCCCTCGCACGGCTCGCACTCATTTGTCCAAAAGTCGACGATGACCGGTTCGGCCGACTGCAGAACTTCTTCCGAGAAATTGGAAGTATCGACTTTAACAATAGCCGAGGGGTGCTCATTTGGAGTGTTATCCATCGTGGTTCCTTTGTTGTTTGAACGATTTTGATCCGCAACGTGAATGTCTCAACAGCACGCACGCCCGGAGCTAAATCGTGCAAAAGTCGTGCTTGGTCGGGGGTGAGAGCTGAAGGAAGAACATTGCTTGCCGTTGAGCTACTTAGATGGAGATCCTACCACAACGGTTCAAGGAACAATTCGTGTCGAGGAGCCGATTGACGGACAATGTCGTATAGCAAATACAAGAAAGTCTGGGTCACCGACCCTGACCTAGGCGACAAGGATGCTATAATGTCGTCGGGTGAACCCCGATGCAGCAAGCTACATCGGGGGGCATGAAAGAGCAGAATTCTTATTCCGGCGTTTCAAGGATTTCGAGCCTTTGGGCATCGACAGAGGCCACAGTGTAGGTTCGCGTCGACCACGCGGCGCCGCCGCAAGTCGATCCAAAAATGGAATATGTAAATCTGGTGCCAGGATGTAACCCCCCGAGGTCCATATGGGTCCCGTCAGCGGGAGTGAACTGCCGCGTTCCCGTCGGCAAGTAAAAGCGAAAACAACGCCTCACGTTCGTTCGGTTATAAGCTTTTACCATCGAGCAATGTGTACCATTATCATTGCATGGCTGATTTTGCGCAAAGGCAGGTGAGGAGATAGAGGCGGCGCCGAGCGCGACTAAACCTGCAGCGCCCGCACCAAGCTGGGACTGTGAAGCGGCTATCGCTGCCAACAGCCCGAGCCCCGCCGCGAGCTGGGAAAACTTCGTCATATTAGACACTCCCTTTCCTCATACTGTGACGTAGAGAAGAGTCCCTTTGCCAGGGATGTTCGGCAGAAGCCGATGTTAAAAGGCGTGACGAGCGCCATTTTCAGCGCCCTAAGACTGTGCAGGATCATTGGTCCTCCAGAGGTGGACGTTGGTGAGCATTCGGTCAGGTAAAGATGCGCAGGTAGAAGGGTTCATCGCCCGGGGTATCGAAGGAGCCGAAGACCTTGGTGATTATGGTCTGCGTTCGCTTGTTTGAAAGCGCCAGCGACGCAGAAAGCTGCGTCGAAGCGATGCTGAAGTCCCCCGAATGACCCTCTTTCACATTTTGGCACGTCAGAGACACGTGAACCTCAGCGGCGTCGGTTTGGTCCAGAACGAGGCAGTTGAACGCTGTCGGTTCCCCGTGTTCGCTCAGATAGGAAGTGATCGGTTTCGTCAGGATCGGTGCGTGACCTCCGCCAACGACGCCGACGCAAATCGACGCCAGAGCGCCAGGCAGATCGCCGACCGGGATAGTGCGGTTTAACGTTTGCGATATGATGGCACTTTCCACCTGGCTTGGAACCATTTGCACGGCATTCTGCCAGGTGCCGGGGTCCAGCTTGCGCGATGGGTCTTCCAACAGTTTCTGGATCAAGGCTGAGCAAATCCTCTCTGCTTCGAGCGGGCTGTCGCTCTTGGGCCCGATCACGACGAAAAGTCCCGCAATTGTTTTGGCGAACTTGTTCATGTCGGTTCCTTCCTGGATGGGAATGGGCAGCCCCACCGCCACGCCGCGATAGAGCTTCCGCATGACAGGGATCGCCGGGTTGCCCTGTGGCTTTGGGGTCCCGGCCCGCACTTTTGCTGGTGAGCTGCGATTTTCGCGATTGAGCTGGATAGTTCAGACCGGCTGCCCTTTGAGGTCCTTGTTCTTACCTCCGTTGAAGAAGTTCTTGGATCTCGTGAACTGCGCGGTGGAATTCTCGTTCACCAGTTCCTGGAAGTTCTCGTAATCGGGGCCGCCCTTGCGGATGCGCCGGGTCTGAATGAGGTTGGTGACCTCCGTGTAGTCCATGTCGATGTTGAAGTATTGTGTCGACGAGCAGGAGGATTTCAGCTCAAGGAAATCTCCCTTGAATTCGATCTGCCTTAAGACGATGGCGCCATAGTCGAAGTATTCCTCGGCGCGGTTATCGACAAGATAATTTAGAAAGGTACACGTCGTCACCTTGTACCCTTGCGGCTCCCTTTTGACGCTGAAGGCGAGGTCGCCCATGTTGGTCAGGAACTTCTGAAAGTCCGTCAGCAGAGATGCCCCCTCGGAGACGATGGCATTTGCGAGTAGCCCCAGGAAAGTGCCCGAGATGGATGTGCCGGTAACTTTGTTGGAGTAGCTCTTCTGTTTTTGCGCTCCGATCGAAAGATCGGGAAGGTGACTGACGACGTCCGCCCAGGTGTTTATATCCAGCTTTTTGTCGTCGATCTTGGGATAGTGAGTATACATGTAGTCGTGGATGAGACCACCCATTGCCAGGAGATTGTCCCCGTTTTCGTTCATGATCCTGCCCCATTTCGGATCATCGGATGCCTGGCCAAATGTGTGGAACTGTACCATGCCCTTATCGTTCGCGATCGTATCGTCTTTTGGGGCGGCGGCATCGAGCCGAGCCAGCACTAGCGGTCTGGCCTGAAAGAAGGCGCGGGCCGTGTCGTAGCCTATTTTCGGGTAGCTCTGTTCATTGTCCTGGGGCGTGAACATGACGTCCTCCTTTGAAATCTGAACATTGCTGCGAGGCGGTGAACGCCCTCGTCAGCTTAGGCTTGCCGGTGCCCCGTTTGAGGCAGAAGGCTCTTTGGGCTGCCATCTCGTTTCCTCCGTTGTTGGGGCATTCTGTTGTTCGGGATGAACAACAGAATGCTCGCCCATGGGGTGATCCAGCAAAAGTCGTGCCAAGCCGCAGGAGGGAATAAAATAAAGCTAATGGCTTCTTTTTCAGATAGTTAGATCTGGAAATTGACTACAGGGTGAGGAACAATCTGTGTCAAGGATCCGACAAAGGCGACGGACCATGTCGAGTGGCCGCGGCAGTCATTCCGCTCGACGCAGGCTTTCTCGACGCTGAGGTGATGGGCCGGAGAATGCCGCAGTTGCAATGGCGCTCACGTTGAAGAGGGCGGCGCATATCGAGTCGCCCGGCGACCATCATCGGATGGACGCGAATTCCGCAGAATAGGCACCCGCTAGATTAGAGCCGCTCGTCGCTGGCCGACTTTCCGAAGAGGTTCAGGCAGATGGCGACGAATTCCTCCGCCTGGCCTGCGAGCAGGCCAGGCGGAGGAATTCGTCGCCAAGCACGTCGAGAACCCTATTGCTCCGGCCGCGGTGACTGGTGGCAGAAGATCACTTGCAAGCGCCGCGATAGCTTCGTGGTCGTCGGCTTCGAGCCGTCGACGGTTCCCGGTCATCTCGGAGGGCTGCTGCTCGCCCGCGCGGAAGGGCGAAGAGGTCGCCTATGTCGGCGGCTGCGGTACCGGCTGGTCACATTGTCCACATTTACGAAACTTCACATGAAGATGTTTCTAGCTAGTCTGTGGACCAACCGCTCGAAGACGTCGCCTGAAAACACCGTTTACGTACAACTTACGACATCATCGTCACCTTTGTCGGCTCCGCGACACGCATTCCTCTTCGCCCGATCCCGCATTTTCCGCCCACCTCTTTGAGATAGCAGCGAATAATTGTTCGTCAGCTCAATCGGCCGACTTGGCACGAATCTTGAGAATTCCTTCCTTCAAGAGGCGCGAAAAGGAGTTCATCATGCCCTTGACCAAGACGAACACCAACAACGCAATCCGGGGAAGAACTATCCCGAACAGTGGGCAGCGGAAGGACTGTAACGCTGTCATTGCAAAAATCACTTTCGCCGATCTAGGACGTGGGGCTGGCACATTGCACACCGTGGGCGATGCCCGAGTCGATATGCAGGGACGAACCGCGGCGGGTGACGCGAACATCCAAGTCCAGATCGGTAAAGGTACGGTCGCTGCTGCAATCATCTTCAATTCCGTGCAACAGACGACGGATCCCGCCAATCAAAGGGGAGCGGCCAAAGGCACCATCTCGGTGCTCAATCAAAGCATGGACACCGGAACGGTCTGGAATTTGACCGGAACGCTTCCATGACAGTCTAGAGAGGTTCATCACTTATCGGAATCTGGTCGGGATTCCCAAATCAGCGGAATTGCGATTCATGATGGATGCTGGAATGGAGGCCAGCATCCATGACGCGACGTTATCCCGGCGGTGTGTATCAATGGAGTCCACGATTTCACGAGACAAACCGCCCAAATGAAATCTGGAAGGACGCCACCAGTTGAGGCAGGGGCGGCCGGACACTCTTCTCAAAAGCATAATGAAATTGTTGGACGAACAAGTATCCAGAAAATCTGTAACCTGTTGACTTTATAGAATTCAGGTAGCCCGGCATCGGGCACCATTTTTTACTTGCGGTGGACCGGCGAACGGACCTCGGGTGGTACGCCAAATATCGAGAACATTCACGAAACGCGGTTGGCTAACCTTTTTGTTAGCCTGTTGGTTTTGAAAGGTCTTTACAGTCCCTCCGGGACCACCACTACTGTTTCGCTGGGGCGAGGATGTCCAACCACTTCCAGCCCTCGTACTTGTCACCGCGCTGCTTGATGTGAGAGTAGCGTTTCAGCGAATTCCAGGAGCGGTGGCCGGAGACGGTGGCGACGTGGGGAATATTCCAGCCAAGCTCAAACAGTCGCGAAACGCCTTCGTGACGCAGATCGTGGAAATGCAGATCCTCGATCCCAAGAAGGCTGCACGCTCTGGTAAAGGACGCGCTGACGCTCCTCGCCTCGTAGGGGAAGATTGCTTTTACCTTGGTGCGTGGCATAGCAGCGATTATGCGAATTGCTTCCGGCGGTAGATCGCACCACACGTCGTTACCGATCTTCTCGCCTGGATTCTTCATGTCCCTGACGAGCACGCGCTTGTTTTCGTCCTCATAGTCGGACCAGGTGATGCGGGAAATCTCCTCCTGACGGCGGGTCGAGAAAATCGCGAAGGCGATCAGCCGGCGCATGGGAATGTGTGCGGCGTAGCGGGTCTCGCGATCGCTGTAATGCTCCATCAGCTTCCCAAGCTCCTCGAGCGTGGGGCGACGGTCGCGCTGCGTTGATTTCGCTATCAGGCCTAGACGCTTCAGCACAACCTGGGCGTCATCCATCGCCGAATAGTCCAGATCGATCTTCCACGCCGGCCGAGCGATTGCGAAAATGCTGGACAGGTGCGAAATGTAGTTGCCGACCGTCTGGGGCTGTCGCCCGTGAGAGAGCTCCGTGGCGAACTTGACGATGTCGGCGCTCTCAATTTCCTTGCATGCCATGTTGGCGATTTCGAACTCGTCCTTGATCTTGGCGAGCACCTGCGCCTTGGTCCGGCCGATCTTTTTCTTGCTCTCTTTGATATAGCGATCGATGGCGTGGGCGAGGGTGGAATTCTCTTTCAGGCGGTCGATGGCGCCCGGTTCCCTTAGCTCGGTTTCCCTCTTCTTTATCCAAGCGGTTGCCACTGCCTTGCGCTCGAACGTCTGTGATTCCGAATGGACGACCACCTTATCTCGCTTTAAGCGGATCTGCGCTGTATAAGATTTCTTCCCGTTCTTGCTTTTTCGCTCGGTTATCGTGCCCATCTGAGTGCTACACAGCCTTCTCTAAGTGCTACAATGTAGCACTAGCACGACGGAAATGAGCAAGAAAGCGTAAAAATGAGAGCAAATGTGACGTGAAGATTAGAACGCAAGTCGCTGAAAGAGCGAAGAGAACCGCGTATTTCAATGGTCCCGTTTTTGCCGTGGCGCCTATGATCGACTGGACCGATCGTCATTATCGGTTCTTCGCGCGCCAGCTCTCGAGCCATGCTCTGCTCTATACGGAAATGATCGTCGCGGATGCGATCCTGCGAGGCGACCGGGAAAAGCTGCTCGGCCACGACACCTCGGAACATCCGGTCGCCCTGCAGCTCGGCGGCAGCGATCCGGCGAAGATGGCGGAGGCGGCGCGGATCGCCGAAGGCTTCGGCTACGACGAGATCAACATGAATGTCGGCTGCCCATCAGACCGGGTGCAGTCCGGCACCTTCGGCGCTTGCCTGATGCAGGAGCCGGCGTTGGTCGCCGACTGCATCGCGGCGATGAAGGCGGCGGTCAAGATTCCCGTCACGGTCAAATGTCGCATCGGCGTCGACGATCAGGATCCGGAAGTAGCACTTCGCGACCTCGTCCAGCGTGTCAAGGATGCCGGAACGGATGCCGTCTGGGTGCATGCCCGCAAGGCATGGCTCAAAGGGCTGAGCCCGAGAGAGAATCGCGAGATTCCGCCGCTCGATTATGGCCTCGTACACCGGCTCAAGGCGGAAAATGCGAATCTTTTCATCGGTCTCAATGGGGGTCTTCAAAGGCTGGATCAGGCGCTATCCCACCTCGATCCGCTGTCGCTGCCGACGGGAGGAACCACCGGGACTGCGGCAGAGCCGGCGTGCGGTGCTCCTCTCGACGGCGTGATGCTCGGCCGTGCGGCCTATCACGACAGCGGCCTGCTGACGGCCGCCGACGGCTATTTCGTCCACCCGCTGACGGGGGCCGAGCCCATGCCGGTCGATCGCGACGGCTTTTCCGATCATGACCATAAACTGTCGCTGGATTTCTGGTCCGGGATTCGTGACGCCATGGCGGACTATGCCGCCGCGCATATCGAGAATGGCGGCCGGCTGATCCACGTCACGCGGCACATGGTCGGGCTCTTTCAGGGCTGGCCCGGCGCGCGGCGCTATCGTCAGATACTCTCTACCGAGGCCACCCGCAAGGACGCCGGTCCGCAAGTGATCCATGCTGCCTTCGACGCGGTGTTCGAGGCGGTAACGGCAAGGCAGGCGGCAGAGTAGCTCGACTGCGGCGCGAGTCTCCGCCGCCGGCGAGGGGAAGGTGGGCGGCAGGCCGGATGGGCGCTCTCCAATGAAAAACGGCGCCTCTTGCGAAGCGCCGCTCTTCAAGCTTTGTCGAACGCCAGGCTTAGAGAGCCTGGAGGTTGACGGCCTTCGGGCCCTTGCCCATGCGATCCGGCTCCGTGTCGAAGCTGACCTCCTGGCCATCGTTCAATGTGGTGAGGCCTGCGGCCTGGACAGCGGTGATGTGGACGAAAACGTCCTTCGAACCGCCTTCCGGCGTGATGAAACCAAAACCCTTGTCCTGGTTGAAGAATTTGACGATGCCTTTGGTGGCCATGGAAGAAGTCCTTTTCCTTCAGTCTGTCTTTGCCGCAACCCTGCGCTTCAATATCACGCATCGGTTGCTTTAGGTAGTGTGTCCGCGCCCCCGGGAGGAAGCGAACGTGTCGTCTTCAGCGAAATGCGCTGAAAGGCGTCGAGTGGTCACGATATCGGGGAAAAGACGTCTACGATGCCGCTTGCGGCAGTCCCGGCGTCAAGCCAGGCTCAAAGCGAAAGTCCAGTCTCCGGGATTGAAAACGCCCGAACAGAGATAGGATTGGCAGTATTCCGCGAAAAAGGCAAGGGGGAGTTCTTGCGACCTCGCACCTGCGGCGATGCCTTATGCCGAAGCGCCGGCGTGACCTCTCGGTGCCATCTGCCGCAGGACGAATGTCGTGGATTGCTTCGTTTGACCACATTTTCGTCCCGGCACTGGATCACGATGTTTTTAGGTCGGATCGACCTAGAAACATGAACGTGATCGATTCCAATAGTTTAAGCGGGATGCGGGCGGAAAATCGCACACACTTTTCCTCATCCCGCTCTAAGGTCTGTTGAGATTGATCCTAGGAAACCTATCGGAGGACTGCAATCTCTCCTCCTCCTCATCTCTGTGCTCGTCACAGAGATCCAGCAGCGCCGCGTCTGCGGCGCGGGAAGAGTTCATTCAGCCCAAGGACTTGGTCTGGCTGGATCCCTGTGACGAGCACAGGGATGAGGAGATCGAACAAGCCGTGGCAGGTATCCCGAATCTCAACAGGCCTTAGGTTGAGCCTGCGCTCTCCCTACGGGCCTCGCGGGCTTGCTGCTGCCGCGGCGAACCGGTAGGTCTATACCGGAGACGAATATGCGAGTTGACGATGAGCAGGTGGCCGGCGTGATCGATCCCTATGCCCTCCTTGGAATTGAGCGCGACGCCGACGAACGGGCGGTCCGGACGGCCTACCGTCGGGCGGTGAAGACCGCGCATCCCGACCGCGGCGGTGATGCCGAGAAGTTCGGCAAGCTGCAGGCGGCCTACGACCTCCTGAAGGACCCAGTGCGCCGCAAAGTCTACGATGACACCGGCTACGATCCGCAACTCGCCGACCCGAAAGACCTGAAGGGCCTGATGATGCTGGAGACGCTCGTCAACGATTTCATTCTCGACGAGCGCGAGCCCGGCAGTTTCGATCCGGTCGCGGCGATGCGGCGCAAGCTCTCCGACGACATCGTCAAGAACCGCTTCCACATTTTGGAACTGGAACGCCACCGCTCCCGCGTGCGCAAGCATCTCGACCGCCTCGGCCGGCGGCCCGAGACAGACGTGCTCGGCTCCATGCTGCGCGCCCGCAGCCAGTCGATCGCCGAGGCGATCAGGAATGCCGAAGCCCAGATCGAGGCGATCGAGCAGGCCTACACCATGCTCGAGGGATATTCCTACGAATTGGAAGCGGTGGAGGCGAAGGCGCGCGCGGCGGAGTAGAGCAGGTGCCGCCTGTCCATGCCAGGGTACCGCTCGTTGGAGCACTTCCACTGTGAAATAGGTTCCCGTCCGGCCGTGGTTACCTTCAGAGCTGGATGCTCGCCGGCAACGCACCCGGATCTGCACGCATGTAGTGCGCGTGGTCAGGGCGCGGACGTCGTGCCGGCTATGAAAAGCCGGCACGACGTCCTGGTCATTTGCGGTCGAGCGCTCTTGCAACCAATCCTTCAGTGGCCCGACTTCCCGCCATCGCGGTGATCGTGACCTGGTTAATCCTGATTACCTTTGAGGCCGCCATCTTGGCTGCCTTTGCCGTTGTCCTGGTTGCCGTTGTCCTGGCTGCCCTTGCCGTTGTCCTGGCTGCCTTTGCCGTTATCCTGGCTGCCCTTGCCATTGTCCTGGCTGCCCTTGCCGTTGTC